ATGCTGGAACAAATGGGCATTGCCGCGAAGCAAGCCTCGTATAAATTAGCGCAACTCTCCAGCCGCGAAAAAAATCGTGTGCTGGAAAAAATCGCCGATGAACTGGAAGCACAAAGCGAAAGTATCCTCAACGCTAACGCGCAGGATGTTGCAGACGCGTGTGCCAATGGCCTTAGCGAAGCGATGCTTGACCGTCTGGCACTGACGCCCGCACGGCTGAAAGGCATTGCCGACGATGTGCGCCAGGTGTGCAATCTCGCCGATCCGGTGGGGCAGGTAATCGATGGCGGCGTACTGGACAGCGGCCTGCGTCTTGAGCGTCGTCGCGTACCGCTGGGGGTGATTGGCGTGATTTATGAAGCGCGCCCGAACGTGACGGTTGATGTTGCTTCCCTGTGCCTGAAAACCGGTAACGCGGTGATCCTGCGCGGCGGCAAAGAAACCTGTCGCACTAACGCTGCAACGGTAGCGGTGATTCAGGACGCCCTGAAATCCTGCGGCTTACCGGCGGGTGCCGTGCAGGCAATTGATAATCCTGACCGTGCGCTGGTCAGTGAAATGCTGCGTATGGATAAATACATCGACATGCTGATCCCGCGCGGTGGGGCTGGTTTGCATAAACTGTGCCGCGAGCAGTCGACAATCCCGGTGATCACAGGCGGTATAGGCGTATGCCATATTTACGTTGATGAAAGTGCAGAGATCGCTGAAGCCCTGAAAGTAATTGTCAACGCGAAAACTCAGCGTCCGAGCACATGTAATACGGTAGAAACGTTGCTGGTGAATAAAAACATCGCTGATAGCTTCCTGCCCGCATTAAGCAAACAAATGGCGGAAAGCGGCGTGACGTTACACGCTGATGCAGCCGCGCTGGCGCAGTTGCAGGCAGGCCCCGCGAAGGTGGTGGCTGTTAAAGCCGAAGAGTATGACGATGAGTTTCTGTCATTAGATTTGAACGTCAAAATCGTTAGCGATCTGGATGACGCCATTGCCCATATTCGTGAACACGGCACGCAACACTCCGATGCGATCCTGACCCGCGATATGCGCAACGCCCAGCGTTTTGTTAACGAAGTGGATTCCTCCGCTGTTTACGTTAACGCCTCTACGCGTTTTACCGACGGCGGCCAGTTTGGACTGGGGGCGGAAGTGGCGGTAAGCACACAAAAACTCCACGCGCGCGGCCCAATGGGGCTGGAAGCACTGACCACTTACAAGTGGATCGGCATTGGTGATTACACCATTCGTGCGTAAATAAAACCGGGTGATGCAAAAGTAGCCATTTGATTCACAAGGCCATTGACGCATCGCCCGGTTAGTTTTAACCTTGTCCACCGTGATTCACGTTCGTGAACATGTCCTTTCAGGGCCGATATAGCTCAGTTGGTAGAGCAGCGCATTCGTAATGCGAAGGTCGTAGGTTCGACTCCTATTATCGGCACCATTTAAATCAATAAGTTACACATCATTAGTACCTTCCTTATTTTTTGACTGGGACAAATTTGGGACCGATGGGTTCAGGATCGAGTCTATTTGCCGTGCGTGTTCGGTAAGGTGATTAGGTGCAAGGTGAGCATATCGACGAACCATTTCGATAGACTCCCAGCCTCCCATTTCCTGTAACACTGACAACGGGACTCCGGCTTGAACCAGCCAGCTTGCCCAGGTGTGTCTCAAGTCGTGAAATCTGAAATCATCAATACCAGCCCGTCTCAGCGCCGCTTTCCAGGCTGTGTTTGCGTCATACCGCATCTTCCTGACCGTTGGCGCTTTCGTTCCGTCTGGTTTGGTACAGCTTTCCTTGTACACAAATACCCAACGGTGATGATTCCCGATTTGTTTTTTCAATACGCGACATGCAGTATCATTCAGCGCAACGCCAATTGCGCGGTTTGATTTACTCTCTTCCGGGTTTATCCATGCCACCCGGCGCTGCATGTCTATTTGTTGCCATTCAAGGTTGATGATGTTCGAGCGTCTTAAGCCTGTTGCCAGTGCAAATTCAACAACAGACTTTAATGGCTCCGGACATTCATCAATCAGCCTTTGTGCTTCATGGGGCTCCAGCCAGCGGATCCGTTTATTCTTTGGTTGAGGCACTTTAATAATTGGTGCCTTATCCAGCATTTTCCATTCACGCTCTGCGGCTCTTAGTAGGGCCTTTATAAATGAAAGATGCGTAGCCTTCGTTGCAACGGACGCTGGTTTTGGCGTGTATTCTGGAACAGGTTTCCCTTTTTTTCTGCATGCTTCTGCCCTGAGTTTCCAGTTTTCCTCATGACGCCGGTTCGTCATTTTCTGCATTGCTGAATAAATTTTTGATTCAGTAATGTCTCTTAGTTGCATTCCTGCGAAATGTTGAAGCCAGAATCCGATCCGGCTTTTGTCATCGTCCAGTGATTTTTTATGTGCTTTCTCTTCAAGCCACCTGACACACGCTTCCTCGAACGTTATATCAGGTATTTCACCAAGTTTGCTGACCCGCCATGCTTCAGCCTTTAGCTTGTCATGGAGTTCTGTCGCCTGCCTTTTGTCCTTTGTTCCAAGAGACTGTTTAAATCTTTTACCGTTCGGCAATGTGAAACTGGCGTACCATATTTCACCTCTGCGGAAGAGTGACATTTTCTTTCCTCTGTTATGCCATCACCCGCGCTCACCTGGACAGTATGCAGCGGAGACTGAAGCGCCGCAATGCAGGCTTGTCGCGTTGTGAGGTAAGGAGATTTTGGTTTAGTGGGGTCTTTGCGTGTTGCCTGTAGGCGGCCTGTTCGTATCCAGTTGGTGGCGGTTGGTCTGGATATCTTAAGAAACTGACAGGCCTCATCGAGTGTGAGGCTGTATGATTCCATGGTTACCTCTGCTTTTTGAACGCATGTCACGTAACTTCTTAATGTGTTCTGCCGTTTCGATCTCTTCTGCTATCCGATCTGCATCAGCTTTATTCACAGGTTCAAAGTCATGATTAAAGCGGAACATGCTGGCGATACATGTTCTGCCTTTTCGGATGTAGTGAACTTTGTTGTGGGTAGAACGCAGGATTTTGCAGGGAGTGCCGTGGTGGTCGACGTACCAGGTGTTAGGAAAAATGATTCTGAACATTTTTACACCTCAGTTGGACGATGTTGAAATTTGCTGCTTTGAGGCCATCACAATCCCCATTGTTTGTTCTTAAGTTCGATCTCCTCCTGGCAACTTGCACAAGTCCGACAACCCTGAACGACCAGGCGTCTTCGTTCATCTATCGGATCGCCACACTCACAACAATGAGTGGCAGATATAGCCTGGTGGTTCAGGCGGCGCATTTTTATTGCTGTGTTGCGCTGTAATTCTTCAATTTCTGATGCTGAATCAATGATGTCTGCCATCTTCCATTAATCCCTGAATTGTTGGTTAATACGCTTGAGGGTGAATGCGAATAATAAAAAAGGAGCCTGTAGCTCCCTGATGATTTTGCTTTTCATGTTCATCGTTCCTTAAAGACGCCGTTTAACATGCCGATTGCCAGGCTTAAATGAGTCGGTGTGAATCCCATCAGCGTTACCGTTTCGCGGTGCTTCTTCAGTACGCTACGGCAAATGTCATCGACGTTTTTATCCGGAAACTGCTGTCTGGCTTTTTTGATTTCAGAATTAGCCTGACGGGCAATGCTGCGAAGGGCGTTTTCCTGCTGAGGTGTCATTGAACAAGTCCCATGTCGGCAAGCATAAGCACACAGAATATGAAGCCCGCTGCCAGAAAAATGCATTCCGTGGTTGTCATGCAGCCTCCCGACGGGCAAGAATCCTTGAGCCGAACGCCATCAACTCTCCACGATCAACGGTCGTAAAGTGGCAGTGTGTACGGGGGTATGGGTGCCAGATAATGAGCATCGAGCCTTTATTATTTCCACTGACGGGTTTCTCAGTGAGTGGGTTAATAAATGCCAGTCGTCCTGCCGTGATGAATCTGACCTCACTGGCGGTTTGTATCGCTTCATGAAACCATCCGACAGATGTGTCAGCAGGCAATAACATTACACATCCCACACTACTGAATTTGTTTTCAGTGGCTGCCTTTTTCACAAAAGGGGAAATATTGCTGTATGGTGGATTCAACCAGACATAACCAGAGGCATATCCCATTGCTTCAGGCCATGAAGTGGTTAATGTGTTCTGCTCCTGTGAGATAAAAAGCCGACATAGTCGGTTTTTTTCGCTGGCGGCAGCATCAAGTTGAAAAACGAACTCTGCATTAAGCGCAGCAAAAATCTCTGGTGGTGTGCGCCAGCTGTCGCGATGTTCGGCAGGAGTATTGCTTCCGGTGAAATCAGTCATACAGCCCCCGTTTATTATTTATCTCCTCAGCCAGCCGCTGTGCTTTCAGGGGATTTCGGATAACAGAAAGGCCGGGAAATACCCAGCCTCGCTTTGTAACGGAGTAGACGAAAGTGATCGTGCCTACCCGGATATTATCGTGAGGATGCTTCATCGCCATTGCTCCCCAAATGCAAAACCAATTTCAGCTAGTGCCTCGTCCATTTTTTCGATGAACTCCGGCACCATCTCGTCAAAACTCGCCATGTACTTTTCATCCCGCTCAACCACGACATAATGCAGGCCTTCACGCTTCATACGCGGGTCATAGTTGGCAAAGTACCAGGCATCTTTTCGCGTCACCCACATGCTGTACTGCACCTGGGCCATGTAAGCCGACTTTATGGCCTCGAAACCACCGAGCCGGAACTTCATGAAATCCCGGGAGGTAAACGGGCATTTCAGCTCAAGGCCATTGCCGTCACTGCATAAACCATCGGGAGAGCAGGCGGTGCGCATACTTTCGTCGCGATAGATGATCGGGGATTCAATAACATTTACGCCGGAAGTGAACTCAAACAGGGTTCTGGCGTCGTTCTCGTACTGTTTTCCCCAGGCCAGCGCTTTAGCGTTAACTTCCGGAGCCACACCGGTGCAAACCTCAGCCAGCAGGGTGTGGAAGTAGGACATTTTCATGTCAGGCCACTTCTTTCCTGATCGGGGCTTTGCTATCACGTTGTGAACTTCTGAAGCGGTGATGACGCCGAGCCGTAATTTGTGCCATGCATCATCCCCCTGTTCGACAGCTCTCACGTCGATCCCGGTACGCTGCAGTATAATGTCCGGTGTCATGCTGCCACCTTCTGCTCAGTGGCTTTCTGTTTCAGGAATCCAAGAGCTTTCACTGCTTCGGCCTGTGTCAGTTCTGACGATGCGCGAATGTCGCGGCGAAATATCTGGGAACAGAGCGGCAATAAGTCGTCATCCCATGTTTTATCCAGGGCAATCAGCAGAGTGTTAATCTCCTGCATGGTTTCATCGTTAACCGGAGTGATGTCGCGTTCCGGCTGACGTTCTGCAGTGTATGCGGTATTTTCGACAATGCGCTCGGCTTCATCCTTGTCATAGATACCAGCAAATCCGAAGGCGAGACGGGCACACTGAATCATGGCTTTATGCCGTAACATCCGTTTGGGATGCGACTGCCACGGCCCCGTGATTTCTCTGCCTTCGCGGGTTTTGAATGGTTCGCGGCGGCATTCATCCATCCACTCGGTAACGCAGATCGGATGATTGCGGTCTTTGCGGTAAATCCGGCATGTGCAGGATTCATTGTCCTGCTCAAAGTCCATGCCATCAAACTGCTGGTTTTCATTGATGATGCGGGACCAGCCATCAACGCCCACCACCGGAACGATGCCGTTCTGCTTGTCAGGGAAGGCGTAAATTTCTTTCGTCCACGGATTAAGGCCGTACTGGTTGGCGACGATCAACAATGCGATGAACTGCGCATCGCTGGCATCACCTTTAAATGCCGTCTGGCGAAGAGTGGTGATCAGTTCCTGTGGGTCGACAGAATCCATGCCGACACGTTCAGCCAGCTTCCCAGCCAGCGTTGCGAGTGCTGTACTCATCCGTTTTATACCTCTGAATCAATATCAACCTGGTGGTGAGCAATGGTTTCAACCATGTACCGGATGTGTTCTGCCATGCGCCCCTGAAACTCAACATCGTCATCGAACGCACGGGTAATGGCTTTTTTGCTGACCCCGTGGCGTTGCAAATGATCGATGCATAGCGATTCAAACAGGTGCTGGGGCAGGCCTTTTTCCATGTCGTCTGCCAGTTCTGCCTCTTTCTCTTCACGGGCGATCTGCTGGTAGTGACGCGCCCAGCTCTGAGCCTCAAGACGATCCTGAATGTAATAAGCGTTCATGGCTGAACTCCTGAAAATGGCTGTGGAAATATCGCCCGCGAAATGCCAGGCTGATTAGGAAAACAGGAAAGGGGGTTAGTGATTCAGGCCGTTGCCGCGTCCGTCGAGAAAAACTTCCACGAGCAAGTCACGGGTATAAGTGCGCTCGATGCCGCGATGCAGATAAAGCCGTCCGCGTAAATTAGCTGATGCAGTCCAGGTACCATCTTTGTGTTTGACCAGCATTCCTGGCATGACCGCACCGCGATTAACGGTCTGCGTTCCGTAATGTTGATGAACCATAAAAACTCCTGCCCGTAAGCTGGGCTGCTGAACATATAAAGACTTCTGCGCGTATTCAGGCGGTGGATGGCCGCCGGTTGTCATAACTAAGCCGCCTCGTTGAAGCGACTGAGGTATGAAGTGTTGAGTTGATTTCAGCTGGTCACACCGACGTTCACGCGTCCGCTTCACCCCCTCGCACTCCCCGGAGCCTGCTGAAATTCAAGCTGCGGATCTAAGCGGTCATCGCAACGGTGAATCAGGTGATTGCCGTATCGTTGTGTTGTTGCGACATGGTGATAATAGCTATTGCTATTGATGATATCAATACTTATTGCTATTGCTAGATGTGTTTTGATATTAAATGTTTGATAGCAAAAAGAATTAATTTTGTGACTTGCATCGCATAGCGATAACTGAAGTGAGGTGTGGTGGTTTTTTGAGTGGTGTGTGATGAGGGGAGGGGACAAAAGAAAACCCGGCACGGTGGCCGGGTTAACTTTTATCTTTTCTACTGGCAGCTGGGAATAATCCCCTGATAACACCAAGAAAAGCAGCGAATACATTAAGAGTAACAGCTGTTGTTACAGCCAAAACTACCTTATCGGAAAAAACCTTTATCCCAATGATAGAAAACCAGCCTTGAAAGAAAAGAAACAAAGCCCATCCGTAAAGTGATTTTTTTACGACACGGTACGCTTTTTCTGCCAAGATCTCACGAAGTTGCCTGTTTGACTTGGCATCTGCCGCTTTTTGAGCATTGAGGTCGTCACCTCTGGATATTCTTTCTGTAATTGGCGGCTCATCTTCGGCACTTGATACTTTCGATGAGCCTACATTTGTGCCACTGGGTATAGATATGCTATCAAACGACTTCATTAGTGAATATGCTTCGCCATATCCTCATGAGAAATGGGGCCACCATCTGCACTTCCCTTGCTCCATGCTGTACCAGGCGCATGTGTTAAGTTAGACAGTTCAGTACCTGAAAATTTCCCATATACTTCGATGATTTTATTGATAAGAGCTTGAGCTTCTTCATCATCTTTTTGAATTGTAGGGGTGATTCTTTTTAATTCGCCATCACACTCTAAGATGACGCTAATCTTTTCAGTGATTTCGTTTGCGCCATACTTCTTCAACATATGATAAAGCGGTGGAATAACAGGCCCGAATTTCCATCTGGCGAAAAGATCATCAAAAAGCGGTGTGTTGTCGCGTAACTTTAAATGCCATGATTGAGTATAAAAAAGAAGCTTCTGGAGCTTCATTGGAGTCAGATTCTTTAACTCACCCTTTAAAGCCTTTTCAATGAAGGCATTAGCAACCGCTGCAGCTGAGTAAGCCATGTTATGCCCCCTTAACTGTATAAATAACCAGTTGTGTAATGTTTGCATTTTACCTGAAAGGTAACTGTTAGTACATATTAATAACTTTATGTACATCCGTCACTTATAAAACGATAGGATTTATTGCTGTTTATCCTCATTGGACAGCATATTATTCTGGGGAGAGGTACTGGAAAGTTGTTTGCTATATATAGTGGTAGAGAGGCATAATTCAATACAACATAAAGTGTCATGGCGAGAGCTTTGACTATCGCCATCATTAATATTGTCTATTATTTAGACATGGGATTAACCATGTTTCCTATACGTCTGCGGCATGCTCCCAATAACCTTACCGAAGATGAATACCCGGTTCATCTCGTCTTTCTCGATCGGGTCCCACGGTGAGTAGCTTTTGTTATCAGAGATAACCAGCAGTTTATCCTTCATCATTTGCAGGCGCTTTACATGGGCGGTGTCGTCATATAGAAACGCATAGATGCCATCACCGTCGAAAGATTTAACAGTGATATCAACGAACAGCAGGTCACCTGGTTCGATCGTCCCTGACATGCTGTCACCTCGCACGTTAATGATGCGGATATTTTCCGCCTTCCTGCCATCGAACATGTGACGAGCATCGTCAAACGAGTACTCAACCGAGCGTAGAACTTCTACAAACTCACGGTTGATTACACCTGGCCCGGCACTGACTTCTATATCAAGAACGTCAATTTTGAAGTATTTGGAATGGCTGACAGCAGGCTTCCCTGATTGTTGACCGTCATTTCTCATCGGGCCTATGCCTGATGAGAGCCATTCTGTTCGAACACCCAATGCATTAGCTATTTCAACAATTTTTGTTGAGCCGCGCGCGTTGCCGCTTGTCAGTCTCCAGATTGTGGGTTGAGCTACGCCAGACGCCTTTGCAAGAGCGCCTTGAGACATTCCAGATTGTTCCATCGCTAGGTTTAAGCGATCAGCAAGAGTTTCTTTTTTCATAAGTTTTAATTTATACGCTTGCGTATTGATGGTCAAAACACGTTTTGCTATTGCTTGGATTAATACGTATTGCTATTATTCATTCATTGCAATACCAATAGGAATTGATAATGACAAATCAAACCATTCAACTCGCAATCAGTATTACAGGTAGTCAAAAACGACTGGCAGATCTATGCGGTGTAGCCCAACCCACAGTTTGGCGTTGGCTACACGGTGGCGGAATTGATGCCCGCTATGTAATGAAAATTGTCTCAGCCACTGGTGGAAAGATTAAACCAGCAGATATTCGTCCCGACCTCGCACCATTGTTTAACGCGAGTAATTCTGCCGCCTAAACTGCGGCGTTAACTGATAAGGCAATGACTATGCAACCACTTACATACCAACAGACTAGCGGATTTAGCCCGACTGCGGTGATAAATCGTTCTCAAATAAAACAGGTGCCAGGCCACGAAAAAATCCGTGATGCCGTCCGCGCCTGGTCGGCTGCAGATAATCAGGATGTTGTTGCCGCACTCATTGTGAATGAGTATCGGGAGCAGGGCGGCGGCACCATCGATTTCCCTGATGATGTCAGCCGTGCACGCCAGAAGCTGTTCCGCTTCCTCGATAACAAATTCGATTCTGAAAAATACCGAAATAACGTGCGTGAACTGACCCCGGCAATTCTGGCGGTACTACCGCTGGAATATCGCGGTTACCTGGTTGAGCAGGATAGCTTCATGACTCGGTTGGCTGAAATGGAAAAGGAACTCAGTGAGGCAAAACAGGCTGTCATTCTCAACGCACCACGCCACCAGAAACTGAAGGAGATGAGTGAAGGCATTGTGTCGATGTTTCGTGTGGACCCGGACCTGGCTGGTCCATTGATGGCGATGGTCACCACCATGCTGGGGGCAATATGACAGGTTCAGAAATGGCGAAAGCCGGTCTGCGCGAACAGAACCGACTTTCAGGTGCAAATCGTAACACACTCATTGCGGGAGGAATTATGGCAAACACTGCTGAGATATTCAATTTTCCAGTGCCGGATGTGGCACAAAAGGAGCCGCGCGTGGCAGATCTCGATGATGGTTATACGCGCATTGCAAATGAGTTGCTGGAAGCTGTGATGCTGGCCGGATTAACACAGCACCAGCTTCTGGTCTTCCTGGCTGTCATGCGCAAAACATATGGCTTTAATAAAAAACTGGATTGGGTGAGCAACGAGCAACTTTCCGAGTTGACCGGGATATTGCCGCACAAGTGTTCTGCTGCAAAAAGTGTTCTGGTAAAGCGTGGGATTTTTATTCAGAGCGGGCGGAATATCGGCATTAATAATGTGGTCAGTGAATGGTCAACATTACCCGAATCAGGTAAGAAAAATAAAGTTTACCTGAAAGAGGTAAATTTACCTGAATCAGGTAAGAAAAGTTTACCCAAATCAGGTAAAGGCGTTTACCCGAATCAGGTAAACACAAAAGACAAACTAACAAAAGACAATATAAAACCTTTTTCGTCCGAGAATTCTGGCGAATCCTCTGACCAGCCAGAAAACGATCTTCCTGTGGAGAAACCAGATGTTGCAATTCAGAGCGGCAGCAGGTGGGGGACAGCAGAAGACCTGACCGCCGCAGAGTGGATGTTTGACATGGTGAAGACCATCGCGCCATCAGCCAGAAAACCGAATTTTGCAGGGTGGGCTAACGATATCCGCCTGATGCGTGAACGTGACGGACGTAACCACCGCGACATGTGCGTGCTGTTCCGCTGGGCATGCCAGGACAACTTCTGGTCCGGTAACGTGCTAAGTCCGGCCAAACTCCGCGATAAGTGGACCCAACTCGAAATCAACCGTAACAAGCAACAGGCAGGCGTGACAGCCAGCAAACCAAAACTCGACCTGACAAACACAGACTGGATTTACGGGGTGGATCTATGAAAAACATCGCCGCACAGATGGTTAACTTTGACCGTGAGCAGATGCGTCGGATCGCCAACAACATGCCGGAACAGTACGACGAAAAGCCGCAGGTACAGCAGGTAGCGCAGATCATCAACGGTGTGTTCAGCCAGTTACTGGCAACTTTCCCGGCGAGCCTGGCTAACCGTGACCAGAACGAAGTGAACGAAATCCGTCGCCAGTGGGTTCTGGCTTTTCGGGAAAACGGGATCACCACGATGGAACAGGTTAACGCAGGAATGCGCGTAGCCCGTCGGCAGAATCGACCATTTCTGCCATCACCCGGGCAGTTTGTTGCATGGTGCCGGGAAGAAGCATCCGTTACCGCCGGACTGCCAAACGTCAGCGAGCTGGTTGATATGGTTTACGAGTATTGCCGGAAGCGTGGCCTGTATCCGGACGCAGAGTCTTATCCATGGAAATCAAACGCGCACTACTGGTTGGTTACCAACCTGTACCAGAACATGCGGGCCAATGCGCTGACTGACGCGGAATTACGGCGTAAAGCTGCCGATGAGCTGACCTGTATGACCGCGCGAATTAACCGTGGTGAGGCGATACCTGAACCAGTAAAACAACTTCCTGTCATGGGCGGTAGACCTTTAAATCGTGCACAGGCTTTGGCGAAGATCGCAGAAATCAAAGCTAAGTTCGGACTGAAAGGAGCAAGTGTATGACGGGCAAAGAGGCAATTATTCATTACCTGGGGACGCATAAGAGCTTCTGTGCGCAGGACGTTGCCGCGGTAACAGGCGCAACAGTAACCAGCATAAATCAGGCTGCGGCTAAAATGGCGCGGGCAGGAATCTTGGTCATTGATGGTAAGGTCTGGCGAACGGTGTATTACAGATTCGCTACCAGGGAAGAACGGGAAGGAAAGGTGAGCACTAACCTGATTTTTAAGGAGTGTCGCCAGAGTGCCGCGATGAAGCGGGTGTTGATGGTTTGGGGGAGGGTAGGGGTATGAGCATGATGGATTTCGCAGAAACTAAAAAGGCTATCGACGCCATCACAACCGACTGGTCTATCCGAGGACCGTATCACGAAGACGACGGGAAATATTACGCCTTGCTTCGTGGAGAGTGGGTTGGTGGCGGGTATATCGGAAAACGGAAAGCCCTTGATGCCATTCTCGAAAAGTTAATCCAGGAGGCCGCCCAATGAGCAACATCGACAAACCAATGACAAACCGTGAACTGGTGGATGCCGCCATTGAATTGGCCGGAGAGTTTTATGCGATGCAGGGCTATTCGCATCGTCCTGGCTTCAAGTATTGGCAATCTCCGCACCCGCATGAGCGCCTGTGCTTTGAAATGGCTTGTGTGGCATTCGAAACCATTCGCGGCTCAGATGTAATGGACGCCGTATCTGAGTTGGAGGATGAAGAATGAGCAACATCGACAAACGCGCATTACGTGAAATCGCTGAGGCAGCAGTTGGTGCACATGAGCGCCTTAGTGTTATGCCGCCTGATGACATTTTCGATATCTCACTGGCAGAATGAACTCAGCTTGATGCAGATATCACTGCCTTGAACGCGCTGAACTCCGCAGCCAACCCAGCCACAGTGCTGGCGCTGCTGGATGAGCTGGAAGCCAAAGACCAGAGGATTGCTGTGCTGACCGAATCGCTCAAGCAGACGGTTTCAGGATACAAATCCTGCCTGCGTACCGGACATGAGCGCATTCTTGACCTTGGCGGTGACTGTGACGCGCCAGAAGTGATGATTGCAGGCAATCCTGACATTCAGCAGGCGCAGAAGCTGATCGCCGCCGCATCCGGTAAAGGAGAGGCATCATGAGCACTATTACCAAACAATGGCTGCAGCAGAAAATTGCCGACATGGAAGCAGCCAGAGATGAAATCCCGTTCGGTCTGGACGAAGGCGACAGCAACACGCTGGCGGCACTGCGTATCGCGCTGGCATCGCTCGAAGCGGAGCCTGCCATTCACCGGTGGCGTCGTGTGACCTCTGAGCCATACGGCCCCTATCCTTGGCATTATGGTGATTTTATCGGCTTCTCAAAGCCCGTTGATGGGATTGAGGATGAGTATTTTTACTCCGCCCCGCCAGAGCCAGCCAATGCCGAAACCGTAGCCTGGCTGTGGTCACACAGGAAACACCCGAGCGAAGTCACGCTTGTTCGCCCTGAAGATGATGAGAGAGCGGAGGGTGCTCACTAGTCTGGCTGGAGTTGTCAGGCGCTTTATGCAGCACCGCCAGTTCCGGTATCTGTGCCCACATTCGAGAAATGGTGTGAGTTGACTGAGCAGAAACCTGTCGGATGGGTGCGTGATGCTATGAAAGAAGCGTATGACGGATGCCGCGACGCCATGCTTCAGGGTGCCGAAAAAGCCGAGTCGCCCACCACCATGCAGACCGCGCCAGCCCTAGATTCTTCGCCCAAAATTTCCGAGTCGCCCGTCAGCAACTCTCCGGTGATTCCGGATGGTTGGGTGCTGGTTCCTAAGGAGCCAACTCCAGAAATGCGTGAGGCGTACCATCAGGCGCAGGAAGAGTGTGAAGATGGCGGTGGATTATGGAGCCCAGACCACCAATGGAAGGCCATGATCGCAGCAGCACCGCAGCAGGAGGCGAAGTGATTATGTCGTGACAGCATAATTGCGATGTCAACGATAAGCAGAGGTTTGAAAATGAAATCACAATCACCAGTGCAGCATGAAGTTAACATCGACGGCAAAGAGTATGTTGTCACAGTAGTCCAAACCGGCAAGTCAACGTGGAGGGCATGGGGAGATTCCTGGGGGCGCCATATAGTCGAAACAGGTTCTAGCGAACATAGCGCGCTTTCTCATTGGAAAGCAAAAGCTTTAGTTATGAATGGGTAGCGCGGAAACTTTGAAGGTATAATCCCCTCAAATAATCGAGGGGGTTTTTATGTCTGGTTGGGATAACGGTATAGATGCAGTTTCTGCGATTGCAGCTATCGCATCTGCGGTAGCAACTTATTTAGCATGGCGATCCTCAGAAGCTAGCAGGGCCACATCCGAAAAAGCTTTGCAGTTGCAAGGAAAGCAGTATTTGTACGAGACATTAAAAGCTTGCGCTGAGAGAGCGAATTCATACTCAAAAGGAAAGAAAGGGGCTGACTGGAGCTTTCATGACGCAGCCAATATTGTTCGATGTTTGAACATGGCAATGGGGAGCATAATAAATTACTCAGATACCAACAATCAGGATGCAATGAAAGGTCTGAAGCAATTCTTTATTAGCCAATTAAACATGGAGCTTTTTGAAGAGCTCAACTATGAGGTTGGGCCTGATGCCTTCTTTCACGGAGAGGAGCTAACCAGCATGACGAGCGATATTTACTCGCAGTGGTTAAACATTATTTCATTCTTTAACCTCATGATTGTCACAGATGATGACCTCGCCGATGAAACATAGCTTGATTGATTTTCCATAATCAACCCGCCATAATCATGTCATCGGAGCCTGAACAACTCCGGTGACTTCTGCGCTAAACGGGGACGTTTATGCGCACATACAATCCAAACTCTCTTCTCCCTTCACAGATGCAGAAATGCACCTGCAATTCTTTGCATCTAGCGTTTGACCTCTGCGGAGGTGAAGCGTGAACCTCCCACAAGACGGTATCAAATTGCATCGCGGTAACTTCACCGCTATCGGTCAGCAGATCCAGCCTTATCTGGAGGACGGAAAATGCTTTCGCATGGTGCTTAAACCGTGGCGCGAGAGACGCAGTCTTTCCCAGAATGCACTCAGCCACATGTGGTACAGCGAAATCAGCGAATACCTCATCAGCAGGGGGAAAACGTTCGCTACTGCAGTATGGGTAAAAGATGCACTCAAACACACTTATCTCGGTTATGAAACCAAAGAACTGGTTGATGTCGTAACCGGTGAAATCACCACCATTCAGTCATTACGTCATACCTCCGATCTCGATACCGGAGAGATGTATGTCTTCCTGTGTAAGGTTGAAGCCTGGGCGATGAATATTGGCTGCCACCTGACTATTCCGCAGAGCTGCGAGTTCCAGCTGCTGCGCGACAAGCAGGAGGCGTAATGGCTACACCGCTTATTCGTGTCATGAACGGACACATCTACAAAGTACCAAATCGTCGTAAGCGTAAACCTGAGCTGAAGCCATCCGAAATACCAACTCTGCTCGGATATACCGCCAGCCTGGTTGATAAAAAATGGTTGCGACTGGCAGCAAGGAGGAATCATGGCTGATTTGAGAAAAGCAGCGCGTGGTCGGGAATGCCAGGTAAGAATCCCTGGCGTATGTAATGGCAATTCTGAAACGTCTGTACTGGCACATATCCGGCTGGCTGGATTGTGCGGTACCGGTATCAAACCGCCAGACCTGATTGCCACCATCGCATGTTCTGCCTGTCACGACGAAATCGACCGCCGCACACATTTTGTCGATGCTGAGTATGCAAAAGAATGCGCGCTGGAAGGTATGGCGAGAACACAGGTTATCTGGCTGAAAGAGGGGGGTATTAAGGCGTGAATACCTACAGCATCACATTACCCTGGCCTCCGAGCAATAATCGCTATTACCGCCATAATCGCGGGCGCACGCACGTCAGCGCAGAGGGGCAGGCATACCGCGATAACGTCGCCCGAATCATTAAAAACGCAATGCTGGATATCGGCCTGGCTATGCCTGTGAAAATCCGTATTGAGTGCCACATGCCGGATCGCCGTCGCCGTGACCTGGATAATCTGCAAAAAGCCGCTTTTGACGCACTCACCAAAGCAGGTTTCTGGCTGGATGATGTTCAGGTCGTTGATTACCGTGTTGTGAAGATGCCCGTTACCAAAGGTGGGAAGCTGGAGCTGACCATCACTGAACTGGGGAATGAATGATGTTTGAGTCTTATATGGCAGAACGTCTTCGCCACCGCTGGATGCGCCTGCGCTTATATCGTTTCCCCGGTTTTGTTTTGACCGATTACCGGATACTGAAGAATTACGCCAAAACACTGAAAGGAGCTGCCGCATGAATACCCAATATTTACAGTATGTCCGCGAGCAACTCATTGTGGCTACTGCTGATTTGAGCGGAGCAACGAAAGGCCAGCTTGAAGCCTGGCTGGAGCATGCACAATTTGATACTGGTACATATAAACGAAAGAAGCCGCGCATTCTGGATGAGGTAACGGGCAAGATGATTACGCTGGATAATCCGCCGATTTCCGGTAAGCAGTCGTACGCAAAAGGTTCATCCATTGCACTGGTCAGCCAGGTTGAGTTCTCAACATCTTCATGGCGCCGCGCGGTTCTGTCTCTCGAAGAACATCAGAAAGCGTGGTTGCTGTGGAGTTACAGCGAAAGTGTTCGCTGGGAGCATCAGGTTGCCATAACGCAGTGGGCATGGAACGAGTTTAAGGCTCTGTTAGGTAAAAGAAAAATTGCCAGTAAGACACTGGAACGCTTAAAGAAGTTGATCTGGCTGGCGGCACAGGATGTGAAGAACGAGCTGGCAGGGCGTAAGACCTATGAATACCAGGAGCTGGCATCACTGGTGGGAGTGACATCAAAAAACTGGTCTGAGACATTTACTGAACGCTGGGTTGCAATGAAGCACATTTTTCTACAGCTTGATAGCCAAGCTTTATTGCTTTTAACGAAAACACGTTCAAAACAAAAGACGACATTTTCACAGCAAAGTATTGCAAAACTGGATTAAAAAGCATATATTTCGTGTAAATCTGATATTTTGCCAATGTTGTACGCACTGGCAGTAATCCAAATTCAAGCCCGAGGTTTAAAACTTTGGGCTTTTCTGTTTCTGGACGGTGAGTAGCCTTCCAACCTACCCCAGCCAGGGTGTCTTCAACTGTTGAGTTGATATTGCTTAACCCTCTGTTGCCAGCTACATGCTGGCTTTTTTATTCCAGGCTTGCGGGGAGCATCAACTCCGTGCTTTGTCGTTAAATTACCCCGTGAGCCTGATTTCTGACATTTAACGTCCCGGCCTTTTGTCGGCGGCGAAACATTGGCTATTCATATGCATGAAAAAGAGAGCCTTGCCGGAGCGTTCTGGCTCGTTTTGCTGATCATCGCAGGTTGGGGCGGTCTAGTCCGCTACCTGATAGATGTGAAGCAGAGTAAAGCAACGTGGAGTTGGATAAATGCTCTGGCTCAGATAGTGGTATCAGGATTCACCGGTGTTATTGGTGGCCTGATCAGCATCGAAAGTGGATTCAGTATTTACATGATTCTCGCGACAGCGGGGATTAGTGGTGCGATGGGTTCGGTTGCACTGACGTACTTCTGGGAACGACTGACAGGGGTGAAAAATGCAAAATCTTAATCCTCAGCGTAAGGCTTTCCTCGATATGGTGGCATGGTCAGAAGGAACGGATAACGGACGGCAGAAAACCAGAAATCATGGTTATGACGTCATTGTAGGCGGAGAGCTATTTACTGATTACTCCGATCACCCTCGCAAACTTGTCACGCTAAACCCAAAACTCAAATCAACAGCAGCCGGGCGCTACCAGCTTCTTTCCCGTTGGTGGGATTCCTATCGTAAGCAGCTTGGCCTGAAAGACTTCTCTCCGAAAAGCCAGGACGCTGTGGCATTGCAGCAGATTAAAGAGCGTGGCGCTTTACCGATGATTGATCGCGGTGATATTCGTCAGGCAATTGACCGTTGCAGCAATATCTGGGCTTCACTGCCGGGTGCTGGTTATGGTCAGTTCGAGCATAAGGCTGACAGCCTGATTGCAAAATTCAAAGAAGCAGGCGGAACGGTCAGAGAGATTGAGGTATGAGCAGAGTAACCGCGATTATCTCCGCTCTGGTTATCTGCATCATCGTCTGCCTGTCATGGGCTGTTAATCATTACCGCGATAACGCCATTACCTACAAAGCCCAGCGCGACAAAAATGCCAGAGAACTGAAGCTGGCGAACTCGACAATTACTGACATGCAGGTGCGCCAGCGTGATGTTGCTGCGCTCGATGCAAAATACACGAAGGAGTTAGCTGATGCGAAAGCTGAAAATGATGCTCTGCGTGATGATGTTGCCGCTGGTCGTCGTCGGTTGCACATCAAAGCAGTCTGTCAGTCAGTGCGTGAAGCCACCACCGCCTCCGGCGTGGATAATGCAGCCTCCCCCGACTGGCAGACACCGCTGAACGGGATTATTTCACCCTCAGAGAGAGGCTGATCACTATGCAAAAACAACTGGAAGGAACCCAGAAGTATATTAATGAGCAGTGCAGATAGCGCTGCCCATATCGATGGGCAACTCATGCAATTATTGTGAGCAATACACCCGCGCTTCCAGCGGAGTATAAATGCCTAAAGTAATAAAACCGAGCAATCCATTTACGAATGTTTGCTGGGTTTCTGTTTTAACCACATTTTCTGCGCCGCCACAAATTTTGGCTGCATCAACAGTTTTCTCCTGTCCAATTCCCGAAACGAAGAAATGATGGGTGATGGTTTCCTTTGGTGTTACTGCTGTCGGTTTGTTTCCAACAGTAAACGTCTGTTGAGCACATCCTGTAATAAGCATTGCCAGAGCGGCAGAAAACAACATTTTTTTCATCTTATTATCCTGCATTGTTAAAAACGGCAGAATCCTATGTGACAACAATTAAACGATAGTTAAATGGATTGATGAAATTTAAAACTATATAGGTGTACGGTCAGACTATTGGAGGTAGTCAGGATTTGAATGTCAGTCTGTTGTCGGCATTCTGGCAATGCAATTTGGATAAAGCGGGGATTAAAAAGACAGAGGCGAGCCGGTCAGGTAGAAATGAATCAGGCTCAAAGTGAAGCGGAAAAGGTCTGTGGTACAAGCTGATGCAGCCATAATTACAGCCTGATGATTTGTGGAATGAAACATGTTGAACCTCCTTAATTGATGTTATTCGAGTGATGAAGGCATTCTGTCCTTCTATAGTGTCCAGTAAATCAAACAGGAAACTTGTCCAACGTGTTGGACAAGCCTCTCCATTAGTGAGTTGTATTGATCACAACTCTACAAAGAATTCATTACTGGGTAGATGAAAATAGTTTCACGATGAATGGAGGAGGCTATGTCGGTGGCTTCTTCATTGGAGTACATATGCCATCACGAATCCCAAAAGCCTGCCGTGTTCGTGGCTGCCGCCATACCACCACAGACCCGTCAGGCTATTGTGAAAGCCACAAAAGCGAAGGCTGGAAGCAATACAAGCCAGGACAATCCCGTCATCAGCGCGGTTATGGTTCGAAGTGGGATGTTATCCGCGTGCGTGTGTTGAAGCGTGACAAAGGACTGTGCCAGTTGTGCCTGCGTGCCGGTGTGGTGCGTGAAGCGAAAACCGTTGACCACATCATCCCTAAAGCGCATGGCGGCACTGATGCCGACAGTAATCTGCAGAGTCTGTGCTGGCCGTGTCATAAGGCGAAGACGGCCCGTGAACGGTTGAAGTAAGAACCAGTTCCCACTGCCAGAGGGGAGGGGCGGGTCAAATCCCTGTGACCTGACGTCTTCCGGACTGCCCGCCCCATCGTTTTTTTATACCCGCGAAAAATGAAATTTAACCAGGAGTGCCGCATATGGCTGGAACGGCGGGGCGTTCCGGGCGTCGCCCCAAGCCAACGGCGCGCAAGGCGCTGGCCGGAAACCCCGGCAAGCGAGCCCTGAATAAAGATGAACCTGTTTTTACGCCCATCAAAGGTGTTGAGCCACCGGAGTGGTTCGCTGAAGAAGATCTCCCTCTCGCCACGATCATGTGGCAACTGACAACCAAAGAACTCTGCGGTCAGGGCCTGCTGTGCGTGACTGACCTCGCGGTGCTTGAGCGGTGGTGCGTGGCCTACGAGTTCTGGCGGCGTGCCGTGAAAAATATTGCCAGACAGGGCAACACCATCACCGGTGCAATGGGTGGCATGGTCAAAAATCCGGAGCTGACCGCCAAGAAAGAACAGGAGTCCGAGATGAGCAGCACGGGGGCAATGCTCGGACTCGACCCCAGCAGCCGCCAGCGTCTGATTGGCCTGGCGGGGCAGAAGAAAGCCACTAACCCGTTTCTGAAAATCATCGAATCATGAGCCGGAAATCTTACCCCAACGTAAATGCTGCCAATCAGTATGCCCGTGATGTCGTGCGCGGAAAGATTGTGGCCTGCCAGTTTGTGATTCAGGCCTGCCAGCGCCATCTTGATGACCTGATGGCGGAAAAAAGTAAGTCGTTTCGTTACCGCTTCGACAAGGACCTGGCTGAACGGGCCGCGAAATTTATTCAGCTGTTGCCACACACCAAGGGGGAGTGGGCATTCAAGAGGATGCCCATCACGCTGGAGCCGTGGCAGCTCTTTGTGATCTGCTGTGCGTTTGGCTGGGTCAATAAAGGTACCCGGCTGCGCCGCTTCCGGGAGGTGTATACCGAAATCCCCCGTAAGAACGGCAAATCGGCAATCTCTGCCGGTGTCGCCCTGTATTGTTTTGCCTGTGATAACGAGTTTGGCGCGGAAGTGTATTCCGGTGCCACGACGGAGAAACAGGCGTGGGAAGTCTTTCGCCCGGCGCGACTGATGTGTAAACGCACACCCATGCTGACGGAAGCGTTCGGGATTGAGGTTAACGCCTCAAACATGAACCGTCCGGAGGATGGCGCGCGGTTTGAACCGCTGATCGGTAACCCCGGTGATGGTTCATCACCCCACTGTGCTGTGGTGGATGAATATCACGAGCACGCCACCGATGCGCTTTACACCACGATGCTTACCGGGATGGGGGCGCGACGTCAGCCACTGATGTGGGCCATCACCACCGCCGGGTACAACATTGAGGGGCCGTGCTACGACAAGCGGCGGGAAGTCATCGAGATGCTCAACGGCTCGGTGCCTAACGATGAACTGTTCGGGATCATCTATACCGTTGATGAAGGTGACGACTGGACCGACCCGCAGGTGCTGGAAAAAGCCAATCCAAATATTGGCGTGTCGGTTTATCGCGAATTTTTGTTAAGTCAGCAGCAGCGTGCGAAAAATAACGCCCGTCTGGCAAACGTCTTTAAAACAAAACACCTCAATATCTGGGTGTCGGCGCGTTCGGCGTATTTCAACCTGGTGAGCTGGCAGAGCTGCGAGGATAAATCACTGACCCTTGAGCAGTTCGAGGGGCAGCCGTGCATTCTGGCCTTTGACCTGGCGCGTAAGCTGGATATGAACAGCATGGCGCGACTTTATACCCGCGAGATTGACGGTAAAACGCATTACTACAGTGTGGCCCCGCGTTTCTGGGTACCGTATGACACGGTGTACAGCGTCGAGAAAAATGAAGATCGACGGACAGCCGAACGCTTTCAGAAATGGGTGGAAATGGGCGTTCTGACCGTTACCGATGGTGCGGAGGTGGATTATCGCTACATCCTCGAGGAGGCCAAAGCGGCGAACAAAATCAGCCCGGTCAGTGAGTCACCCATCGACCCCTTCGGGGCGACCGGGTTGTCACATGACCTTGCTGATGAAGACCTGAACCCCATCACTATCATTCAGAACTACACCAACATGTCCGACCCGATGAAAGAGCTGGAAGCGGCAATTGAATCGGGGCGCTTTCATCATGATGGCAATCCCATCATGACCTGGTGTATCGGCAACGCGGTCGGCAAAACCATTCCGGGTAACGATGATGTGGTGAAGCCCGTCAAAGAGCAGGCGGAAAACAAAATCGATGGTGCAGTTGCGCTGATTATGGCGGTTGGCAGAGCCATGCTGTACGAGAAAGAAGACACGCTGTCTGACCACATTGAGTCCTATGGGATCCGCTCGCTTTAACTGAGGTAATTATGATCATGCTGATTCTCGCGCCTCTGGTGGGCGTGCTGGGGGCGCTTTTGCTGGCGTATGGTGCCTGGCTGATTTATCCCCCGGCGGGGTTTGTTGTTGCCGGGGCGTTGTGCCTGTTCTGGTCGTGGCTGGTAGCGCGATATCTCGACCGTACACAGCTGTCTGTTGGTGGAGGTAAATAGTGTTCTTTTCGGGATTATTTCAACGAAAAAGTGACGCACCGGTGACCACGCCAGCAGAGCTGGCGGATGCCATCGGGTTGTCCTACGACACCTATACCGGAAAGCAGATCAGCAGTCAGCGGGCCATGCGACTGACGGCGGTTTTTTCCTGCGTCAGAGTGCTGGCAGAGTCGGTCGGGATGTTGCCCTGCAATCTGTATCACCTGAACGGCAGCCTGAAGCAGAGAGCCACCGGCGAACGTCTGCATAAACTGATCTCCACGCATCCCAATGGCTATATGACGCCGCAGGAGTTCTGGGAGCTGGTGGTCACCTGTCTGTGCCTGCGGGGAAACTTTTACGCCTACAAAGTGAAAGCATTTGGCGAAGTGGCTGAACTGCTGCCCGTCGATCCCGGCTGTGTGGAACCGAAGCTTAACAGTAGCTGGGAGCCGATCTATCAGGTCACATTCCCGGATGGCTCCACGGATGTACTGAGCCAGGAGGATATCTGGCATGTGCGCACGCTGACGCTGGACGGACTGGTGGGGCTGAATCCCATCGCCTATGCCCGCGAGGCAATATCGCTGGCAGCTGCGACCGAAGAGCACGGGGCCAGACTGTTCAGCAATGGCGCGGTGACGTCGGGTGTGTTGCGTACAGAGCAGACGCTGTCAGATCAGGCTTATGAGCGCCTGAAGAAAGATTTTGAGGAGCGTCACACTGGGCTTGGCAATGCTCACCGCCCGATGATCCTTGAGATGGGGCTGGACTGGAAGTCGATGGCGCTGAACGCCGAGGACAGCCAGTTCCTGGAAACCCGCAAGTTTCAGCTTGAAGAAATCTGTCGTCTGTTCCGGGTGCCGTTGCACATGGTGCAGAACACCGATCGCGCCACCTTCAACAATATCGAAGAGCTGGGGCTGGGATTTATCAACTATTCACTGGTGCCGTATCTGACCCGCATCGAACAGCGGATCAACACCGGACTGGTACGAAAAAGTAAGCAGGGCGTTTATTACGCCAAATTTAACGCCGGGGCGTTACTGCGCGGGGATATGAAGTCCCGTTTTGAAGCCTACGCCACCGGGATCAACTGGGGAATTTACTCTCCCAATGACTGCCGCGACCTGGAAGATATGAATCCGCGTCCCGGTGGTGATGTCTATCTCACACCGATGAACATGACCACGAAACCCTCCGATGGCAGTAAAGCCGGTAAGCAGAAGGATAACGCCAATGCAGACGAAACAACGTCTTGATGTACCGCTGAGTCTGAAATCTGTCAGTGACTCCGGTGAGTTTGAAGGGTATGGCTCCGTCTTTGGTGTAAAGGACAGCCACGATGATGTGGTGATGTCCGGGGCATTTGCTGCTTCCCTGCGGGCGTGGAGTGACAGAAAAGCGTTACCTGCGCTGCTCTGGCAGCACCGCATGGATGAACCCATCGGTGTTTACACCGAAATGAAGGAAGACGATGTCGGGCTTTACGTCAGGGGACGGTTGCTTATTGATGATGATCCCCTCGCAAAACGCGCACATGCACACATGAAGGCCGGTTCGTTAACCGGCCTTTCTATTGGGTACGTCCTGAAAGACTGGGAATACGACCGGAGCAAAGAAGCCTTTCTGCTGAAAGAAATCGACCTCTGGGAAGTCAGCCTGGTGACGTTCCCGTCTAACGACGAGGCGCGGATCAGCGACGTCAAGAACGCACTGGCCCGCGGGGAAATCCCCGAACAGAAAAAAATCGAAAGAGTCCTGCGTGATGTCGGACTCTCCCGTACCCAGGCCAAAGCATTCATGGCCGGGGGCTATGGCGCACTGTCCCTGCGCGACGCTGAGGATGTGGGCTCTGCACTGAATGCACTGAAAAATCTGAACTTCTAATCAGGAGAAATACGATGGCGGTTGATATTAAAGATGTCGAACAGGTCGCGCAGGAGCTGCAGCAGAAGTTTGACGACTTCAAAGCAAAGAACGACAAGCGCGTGGATGCGATTGAGCAGGAAAAAGGCAAGCTTGCCGGGCAGGTGGAAACCCTGAACGGGAAACTCAGCGAGCTGGAAAATCTCAAAAGCGACCTTGAAAAAGAGCTGCTTGAGCTGAAACGTCCGGCTGGTGGAGCGCAAAATAAACTGGCCACCGAGCATAAAGAGGCGTTTGTGGGCTTCCTGCGTAAAGGCCGTGAAGACGGTCTGCGCGATCTGGAGCGTAAGGCATTGCAGGTGGGTACCGATGAAGACGGTGGCTACGCCGTGCCGGAAGAACTGGATCGCAACATTCTTAACCTGCTGAAAGATGAAGTGGTGATGCGTCAGGAAGCCACGGTGATCACCGTTGGCGGTTCCGACTACAAAAAACTGGTGAATCTGGGCGGTACGGCTTCCGGATGGGTGGGGGAAACGGATACGCGATCCCAGACTGCCACCTCCAGACTGGAGCTGATTGAACCTCTCATGGGGGAAATTTACGGCAACCCGCAGGCTACCCAGAAAATGCTGGACGATGCCTTCTTCAACGTGGAGGCCTGGATCAACAGCGAGCTGGCAACCGAATTTGCCGAACAGGAAGAAATTGCCTTTACCTCAGGCGATGGCACCAAGAAGCCGAAAGGGTTCCTGGCGTATGAATCCACTGATGAAACCGATAAGGTTCGTGCGTTCGGTAAACTTCAGCATATTGTATCCGGTGAAGCGACGACGGTGACCGCAGACGCCATTATCAAACTGATTTACACGCTGCGTAAGGCACACCGCACTGGCGCGAAGTTCATGATGAACAACAACAGCCTGTTTGCCATCCGTCTGCTGAAAGACAGCGAGGGTAACTATCTGTGGCGTCCGGGGCTGGAACTGGGGCAGCCGTCCTCTCTGGCGGGTTACGGTATCGCTGAAAACGAACAGATGCCGGATATCGCTGCTGATGCGAAAGCCATTGCATTTGGTAACTTCAAACGGGGTTACACCATCGTTGACCGTATCGGCACCCGCATTCTGCGTGACCCGTACACCAATAAACCGTTTGTCGGTTTTTATACCACCAAGCGCACCGGCGGGATGCTGGTCGATTCGCAGGCCATCAAACTGCTGAAGATTGCAGCGGCGTAATCACTCAGGGGCGCGGAACCGCGCCCCCTGTTCTGACGGGTGAAGAATCATGATCCTGAAACAAGATCTGAAATGGTCACCGGACGGTATGCGTGTTGAGGTCATTCGGGCCGGTGAGTATGACGACGGGGCGCTTCCTGCCCGGGTGCAGGAGATTGCACTTCAGGCCGGGTTAGCAGAGCGCGGAATCAGTGCAAAAAGCAGTAAAGCGGCAAAAGAGAAAAAAGCCACGACCAGTAAAGAGGGCTGAGTATGCTTCTGACAATGGAAGAGATTAAAGCCCAACTCCGGCTGGATGAGGATTTCGATACTGATGACCGCCATCTGCAACTGCTGGCCTGTGCGGCACAAAAGCGGACGGAAACGTATCTGAACCGGAAGCTCTATGCACCGGATGAAACCATTCCGGACAGCGATCCGGACGGGCTGCACCTGCCGGATGATATTCGTCTGGGGATGCTGATGCTTATCAGCCATTTTTACGAAAACCGCTCGTCGGTTACTGAAGTGGAGAAACTCGACATGCCGCAGAGTTTTGGCTGGCTTGTCGGCCCGTACAGGTACTTTCCGCAATGAAAATTCGTCAGGCGCAGACCAGCGCAACCTACATTCTGCCGGACCCCGGTGAACTGAATAAACGCGTCCTGATCCGCCAGCGGGTGGATATGCCCGCGGATAACTTTGGCGTGGAGCCTCAATACCCGGTTACGTTCCGGACATGGGCGAAGGTTATCCAGACCAGTGCCACCACCTGGCAGGAAACCGCGCAGACCGGGGACGCCATCACCCATTACATCACCATTCGTTACCGCCGGGGGATCACTGCTGATTATGAGGTGGTCTGTGATGACAGTGTGTACCGGGTGAAACGTCAGCGTGATCTGAACGGGGCGCGGCGCTTTCTGCTGCTGGAGTGTACGGAGCTGGGCGAATGTAGGCAGAGTCACGGAGGCAGCAATGGCGACTCCCTTTTTTCACGTTGATGTTCAGCAGCCCGCCGAGATGCGCTTTAACCGCGCCCGTGTCCGGCGGGCGTTTGTCACGATTGGGCAGCGTCATATGCGTGATGCCCGTCGGCTGGTGATGCGCCGTGCGCGGTCGGTACCAGGTGAAAACCCCGGTTATCAGACCGGACGCCTGGCTCGTTCGATTGGTTATATGGTGCCGAGAGCCAGTAAAAAGCGAGCCGGTTTTATGACACGCATTGCCCCTAACCAGCGCAACGGGAAGGGGAACCGGATGATCTCTGGTGACTTCTATCCGGCATTTCTGTTTTTTGGTGTCCGGGGAGGAGCAAAACGTCGTCGTAGTCATCATCGTGGTGCATCCGGTGGCAGCGGCTGGCGACTGGCTCCACGTAATAACTTCATGGTGGAAACTCTTGAAAAGAACCGCAGCTGGACACGCTATTTTCTGGCGCGGGAATTGCGTAAATCACTGAAGCCGGAGCGACGACACAGATGAAACTGACGCCTGTTATTGCTGCACTGCGTGCCCGCTGTCCGTATTTTGAAAACCGGGTTGCAGGCGCGGCCCAGTTCAAAAATCTGCCGGAGGTCGGAAAGCTGAAACTCCCGGCGGCATATGTTGTACCGGGTGATGATTCTCCGGGAGAAAACAAAAGCCAGACCGACTACTGGCAGGAGCTGAAAGAGGGTTTCTCCGTGGTTGTCATACTGAGTAACGGGCGTGATGAGCGCGGTCAGTTTGCCTCGTATGATGTGGTGGACGATGTCCGGCAGATGCTCTTTAAGGCTCTGCTGGGCTGGAACCCGGAGGCGTGCGGTAACCCGATTACCTATGACGGCGGCACGCTGCTGGATCTGAATCGTCATGAGCTGATTTATCAGTTCGATTTTTCGGTCATCAGCGAGCTGACTGAAGACGATACCCGCCAGCAGGATGACCTGAACAGTCTGGATGAACTGCGAACGCTGGCGATTGATGTTGATTATCTCGATCCCGGTAACGGGCCTGACGGCGATATCGAACATCACACCGAAATAACCCTTCCTTCCTGAGAATCTTCATGTTTGTGAAACCTGTTAAAGGGCGGTCAGTTCCTGACCCTGCCCGCGGCGACCTTTTGCCCGCCGAAGGGCGAAATGTTGACGAGAACAACTACTGGCTGCGCCGTGAAGCAGCGGGTGATATCCGGCGCGTGAATAAAAAGGTGAATACCGATGACGATAAGCTTTAACACCATTCCGTCGAATACGCTGGTTCCGTTGTTTTATGCGGAAATGGATAACTCGGCGGCGAATACTGCACAGGACAGCGGAGCATCGCTGCTGATTGGTCATGCCAATAACGGTGCAGAGATTGTTGCCAACAGTCTGGTACTGATGCCGTCGGCAGACTATGCACGCCAGATTTGTGGTGCGGGAAGTCAGCTGGCGCGTATGGTCGAGGCTTATCGCCAGACCGACCCGTTTGGTGAGCTGTATGTGATTGCCGTTCCTGAATCCACAGGCGCGGCGGCAACGGTTACGCTGACGGTGACCGGGGCGGCAACCGAAACCGGCACGGTGAATGTCTATGTGGGACGTACCCGCGTGCAGGCTCCGGTGACCAACGGCGATAACGTCACGACGATTGCCAGCAGTATCAAAGATGCCATCAATGCCGTTCCGGCCCTGCCGTTTACAGCTTCATCTTCGGCTGGTGTTGTCACGCTGACCGCGCGTCATAAGGGGCTTTGCGGGAATGAAATTCCTGTCAGCCTCAATTACTACGGCTTCGGTGGGGGTGAAGTGCTGCCAGCGGGCGTACAGATTGCCGTGGTGACGGGGACCGCCGGAACGGGCGCTCCGGTTCTCACCGGCGCGGTGGCTGCAATGGCGGATGAGCCGTTTGATTATATCGGTCTGCCGTTCAACGACACGGCCTCCGTTAACACGCTGGTGACCGAGATGAACGATACCAGCGGTCGCTGGAGCTATGCGCGTCAGCTGTATGGTCATGTGTATACGGCAAAGACCGGCACACTGTCAGAACTGGTGACCGCAGGTGACCAGTTTAACCAGCAGCACATCACCCTGGCGGGGTACGAAAAAGAGACCCAGACGCCTGCCGACGAGCTGGCGGCAAGCCGTACCGCCCGCGCAGCGGTGTTTATCCGCAACGATCCGGCACGTCCCACGCAGACCGGTGAGCTGGTGGGTATGCTGCCTGCGCCGAAGGGGAAACGGTTCACAATGACCGAGCAGCAGACCCTGCTGTCTCATGGCGTGGCAACGGCGTATGTCGAAAGCGGGGTGCTGCGCATTCAGCGTGATGTCACCACGTACAGGAAAAATGCTTACGGGGTTGCGGATAACAGCTACCTCGACAGCGAGACGCTGCATACCAGTGCGTATGTACTGCGCAAACTGAAATCCGTCATTACCAGTAAGTACGGGCGTCACAAGCTTGCCTGTGACGGTACCCGCTTTGGTCCCGGTCAGGCGATTGTCACCCCGGCGGTGATCAAAGGGGAACTGCTGGCAACCTACCGTCAGCTCGAGCGTGCGGGGATCGTGGAAAACTACGAACTGTTCAAGCAGTACCTGGTTGTGGAGCGTGATGCCAGCGATCCGAACCGCCTGAACACGCTGTTCCCGCCTGACTATGTTAACCAGTTGCGTGTCTTTGCCGTGGTTAACCAGTTCCGTCTTCAGTATTCAGAGGAGTCTGCATAATGGCCCGTATCGGGGGAACCTGTTATTTCAAAATTGACGGTCAGCAGCTATCGCTGACCGGCGGCATTGAGGTGCCCATGAACAGGACGGTCAATGATGACATCATCGGCCTGGACGGTTCAGTGGACCGCAAGGAAACTCACCGTGCGCCTTATGTCAAAGGGACCTTCAAGGTGCCGAAGAATTTTCCGGTGAGCAAAATCACCTCGTCTGATGAGATGACCATCACTGCCGAGCTGGCGAACGGTCAGGTCTATGTACTGTCGTCTGCCTGGCTGCACGGCGAAGCGAACCATAATGCCGAAGAAGGCACGGTCGATCTTGAGTTCCACGGTGAAGAAGGGGATTACCAGTAATGAAAGAGCTTGAGTTAAAGAAACCGATTACCGCTCATGGCGAGACACTCTCCGTACTGGAGTTTGATGAGCCCACCGGGAAAGATGTCCGCGAGCTGGGGTATCCCTACCAGATGAATCAGGATGAGTCCGTCAGACTTCTGGCGCATGTGGTATCGAAATATATTGTGCGGCTGGCGAAAGTGCCGCAAAGCTCTGTCGACCAGATGTCTCCGGCAGACCTGAATGCAGCGGCGTGGCTTGTGGCTGGTTTTTTCCTCCAGGCCTGACGGCTGAATACCTTACTGATCGCTTCTTTGATTGCGCCAGCTACTGGCGCATTAATCCCTTCGAATTGCTGAATATGCCGATCAGTGAAATTCCCTTGCTGGTCAGTCAGGCAAACAGGATAGAGCAGGAGAAACGCACACATGGCTGAATTTGAGCTTAAGGCGTTGATCACCGGTGTCGACAGGCTTTCTCCCGCGCTGTCGAAAATGCAAAAGAAAATCCGGGGATTTAAACGCCAGGCGGAAGAAGCGTCACAGGGTGGGCTGGCGCTTGGTGGCGGACTGGCAGCGGGTCTGACGCTTTCCCTGAAATCTTATGCCGATCAGGAAAACGCCGCCACCGGGCTGAAAGTCGCCATGATGGATGCGAATGGCGAGGTTGGAAAGAGCTTTCAGGACATCAATAAACTGGCTATTGGCCTGGGTAACCAGCTACCCGGTACAACGGCTGATTTCCAGAACATGATGCAGATGCTGGTGCGTCAGGGGATCCCGGCAGAAAACATTCTTGGCGGTGTGGGTAAAGCGACAGCTTATCTTGCGGTACAACTGAAAAAAACACCGGAAGCGGCTGCTGAGTTTGCTGCAAAGATGCAGGATGCTACCGGAACGGCGTCAGAAGACATGATGGGGCTGTTCGACACTATCCAGAAGGCGTTTTATCTGGGCGTTGACGATACCAACATGTTGTCCTTCTTCACTAAAACCAGTTCTGTTCTGAAGATGGTGAACAAGGACGGTCTTCAGGCTGCACAGAGCCTTGCCCCCATCAGCGTCATGATGGATCAGATGGGGATGAACGGGGAGTCGGCAGGTAATGCCCTGCGAAAAGTTATCCAGTCCGGATTAAGCGTTAAGAAAATCAGGGACGTCAATAAAATCATGGCCCGCCAGAAACTCGGGGTACAGCTCGATTTTACTGACGGCAAAGGAAGTTTTGGCGGTCTTGATAACATGTTCAGGCAACTGGCAAAGCTGCGAAAACTGACCGACGTTAAGCGAACAGGTGTACTTAAGGCAATATTTGGTGATGATGCCGAAACCCTTCAGGTGGTCAATGCACTAATCGATAAAGGAAAGGATGGCTACGATCAGATCCAGCAGAAGATGAATAAACAGGCCAGCCTGAATAAACGTGTTCAGGCCCAGCTTGGTACGCTGTCCAACCTGTGGGAGGCAATGACGGGGACCGCAACTAACGGCCTTGCGGCTATTGGCGGCGCATTTTCTGGTGACGCCAAAAATATCACGCAATGGCTGGGGGAGTTGGGGGAGAAATTCACGAAGTTTGCGGATGAAAATCCCCGGGTTATTCGCGGCGTCGTCGGGCTTGCTGCCGGTCTTGCGATTCTGAAACTGGGATTGATGGGCGTGGGCAGTGCCATCAGTATCGTCAGCAGGATCATGTCGATGACGCCGATTGGCATGATTGCGACGGCGATTGCCCTGGCTGCGGGATTAATTATCACTAACTGGGATGTTGTCGGACCTTATTTTAAGAAACTCTGGGAAACCATTAGTCCTTATTTTGAGGCTGGCTGGGAACTTCTGAAGAAGGTTTTTGCCTGGTCGCCGCTGGGGATGGTGATCAATAACTGGGGACCGGTTGTTAAGTGGTTTCAGGATATGTGGGATAAGCTGAAGCCGATTATTGAATGGTTTACCGACAGTTCCGGTGACACGGTCGATGCCATTAACTCGGCGCAGTGGGGCGCGGGTGCTTATGATGCTTATGGGACGGGAGTACCGGCACGGGGATACACTCCTTATCCGGCGGTGGATCCGGCTCAGGCAAACAACGCCTCCGATGCCACAGGCTCGAATCCCTTCATGATTAATAAAGCTACCGCGCCAAAAGTTGATGGTGAGATCAAGGTATCATTTATAAATATGCCACCAGATATGCGGGTTACGGAAACACGCTCCAGTGGCATTGATATAAATCACGATGTTGGCTATACCCGATTTTGGTAGCCAGGATTCCCCTCACAGGTATTGCTGGTTGTAAGTCATAAATAGAGTGATAGAATTAATGCACATTTAGAAAAATGTTAATAGGCGAAAAATGAAAGGCTATATCACAGCAAGTGTAATTCTTGGAGCAGCGGCTATTTTTTCATCTCTCATAATCTCTGGCAACATCTCCTTTAAAGATGAACATATTATTCAGTTATCTGGAGGAGCCATAAAACTTGGTGATGTTTATAAAGAAAATAAATTGATAAGTGCAAAGATTATTTTTCCAGATAATCAGGGTGAACAGATTCTTGTTGTCGACGGCAATCCTGAAAACTTTAAGGAGGATTTTCAGGAGAAATTAAATAAAGTAATAAAAACTTTAAATGCGTCAAAGAAAAAAGATGAAGAGAAAGTTAGCCTGGATAATTTAAGTGTTATTGAAGAGTCTAAACTAGAGCTCGTTTCTGCGGTGCGTTACTCTGCTCAGTATGTTCCTATGTTTACTCTGACGCTGGACAAAAAAGAAATTACCATGCCTAAAAATACGGTAATATTTCCATTTGCCAGCGATGAAACAGCTAAGTATTTAAATGAACAACAGCAAAAGTATAAAGATTCGTTGTTTCTGACTCGCTAATTAATAAAATTCATTACAAGGCCACCTTCTAATAGGTGGCTTTTTTATTTTCGGAGTGTATATGACGTGGAAAGACAGGCTTCAGGATGCGTCATTTCGAGGTGTGCCGTTTAAGGTTGAAGAAGAAAGTGCGGGAACCGGTCGCCGTGTGGAAACACATGAATACCCGAACCGCGACAAGCCCTATACCGAAGATCTGGGAAAAGTCACTTTCCGCCCGTCCATCACAGCTTATGTGGTGGGAGATGACTGCTTTGACCAGCGCGATCGCCTGATTGAAGCGCTGAATAAACCAGGTCCCGGCACGCTTGTCCACCCGACATATGGTGAGCTGAAAGTCTGTGTTGACGGGGAAGTTCGGGTCAGCACATCGAAAAGTGAAGGGCGTATTGTCCGCTTTGACCTGAAGTTTGTCGAAGCAGGAGAACTCTCTTACCCCACATCAGGTGCGGCGACGGCGCAGACGCTGATGTCATCCTGTTCTGCACTGGATGACTGCATCAGTGACAGCTTCAGCGGTTTCAGTATCGATGGTGTGGCGGATTTCGTGCAGAACGACGTTATCGGTAATGCCAGCATAATGCTGGGGTATGTTTCTGATGCGATGAAAGTGGTGGATTCTGCCGTATCGGATGCCGCCAGGCTGTTGCAGGGGGATATCTCGGTACTTCTGCCGCCGCCATCGTCAGGCAAAAATTTCGTTGAGCAGGTGCAGAAAATGTGGCGTGCCGGGAAACGCCTTTATGGTAACGCCAGCGACCTGGTCACCATGATCAAAACGCTTTCTGGTGTCAGCCTCGGCAGCGATTTGCAACCGCGCGGCGTCTGGAAAACGGACAGTAAAACCACCGCCACAGCGACGCAGCAGCGTAACATGGTTGCCAGCACCCTTCGTACGACTGCAATCAGCGAAGCGGCGTATGCCGTTACCCGATTGCCTGCGCCAACAACTTCTGCGGTGATGCAGAATGCCGCAGTGGGGCAGTCAACAACACCCGCGCAGAGCTCCGGCTGGCCTGCCGTCACGCATCCGGTGCTGAACAATGCACCGGCGGTGAAAAACACGGTTGACCTGCCAACGTGGGAAGAACTGACCGACATTCGCGACACACTGAATACGGCAATTGATAAGGAGTTGTCCCGTACAACCAGTGATGCGCTGTTTCTGGCTCTGCGCCGGGTGAAAGCAGATCTGAATGCGGATATCAACACGCGCCTTGAACAGTCTGCTCGGATCATTCAGCGCACGCCGGATGAGGTTTTACCCGCGCTGGTGCTGGCGGCGACCTGGTTTGATAACGCGGCGCGTGACGCGGACATTATCCGGCGTAATGCCATTACGCATCCCGGCTTTGTGCCGGTAATCCCTCTGAAGGTGCCAGTGCAATGAACGACAATGTCACGCTACGGGTAAATGGCCGGGAGTGGAATGGCTGGACATCGGTGCGCATCGGTGCCGGTATTGAACGGCTGGCGCGGGATTTCAGCGTGGAGATCACCCGCCAGTGGCCGGGAGATGAGGGTATCACCACGCTTCAGCCGCGCATTAAAAATGGTTCAAAAGTGGAAGTGCTGATTGGTGATGAGCTGGTGATCACCGGCTGGGTGGAGGCGACCCCCGTTCGTTACGATGCCCGTTCGGTCAGCACCGGTATTGCCGGACGTAGTCTGACTGCTGACCTGATTGACTGTGCAGCCGAACCGACACAGTTTAACGGACGATCGCTGGTACAGATTGCGCAGGCGCTTGCTGCGCCTTTCGGCATTGAGGTGGTGAACAGCGATGCGCCGTCGGGTGTTATTCCGGATGTCCAGCCTGATCACGGTGAAACGGTGATCGAGGTGATCAACAAAATACTCGGTCAGCAGCAGGCGCTGGCTTATGACGACCCGCACGGCAGGCTGGTGATTGGTGGTATTGGCTCAACGCGGGCACATACCGCGCTGGTACTTGGGGAAAACATCCTTTCCTGTGATACGGAGAAGAGTATCCGGGAGCGGTTTTCAGTTTACCAGGTGGCGGGGCAGCGTGCCGGAAACGACGATGATTTCGGTGAGGCCACCACCACCGCGCTGCGGGCCCGCACAGAGGATGCATTTATTGCCCGTTACCGTCCGATGTATATCAGGCAGACAGGGCAGGCTACGGGGGCAGGCTGTATTGCGCGTGCTGACTTTGAAGCCCGACAACGGGCGGCGCGGACGGATGAAACCACCTATGTGGTGCAGGGCTGGCGACAGGGTAACGGTACGCTGTGGCAGCCCAACCAGCGGGTGATTGTCTTCGATCCGGTCTGTGGTTTCGACAATACCGAACTGCTTGTCTCGGAAGTCACGTTTACTCAGGACCAGAATGGCACCCTGACGGAAATCCGTGTCGGCCCACCTGATGCTTATCTGCCTGAACCCGAAGCCCCCGGCGCGCGGAAAAAGAAAAAAACCAGAGTACAGGAGGACCCGTTCTGATGAAGGCGATTGAAACCATACAGCGACAACTCCTCGGCCTGATTGGGCGGGCGGTGGTGAAAAGCATCAGTGCCGCCACGAAATGTCAGACCGTGGATGTGTCCCTGATTGCCGGTGAACCCAAAGCCGGGGTTGAACATCTTGAACCCTACGGTTTTACCGCAAGGGCAAACAGCGGTGCGGAAGCGGTGGTGTTGTTTCCGGATGGTGACCGTTCTCATGCGGTGGTTGTTACGGTGTCGGACCGACGCTACCGCCTGAAAGGGCTGCAGACGGGTGAGGTGGCTGTCTATGACGATCAGGGGCAGTCCGTGACGCTGACCCGGGCGGGGATCGTGGTGGACGGTGCAGGTAAAACGATCACGTTTCGCAATGCGCCTAAGGCTCGTTTTGAAATGGACCTGGAAGTGACCGGACAGGTGAAAGACCTGTGCGACTCCAGCGGCACCACCATGTCAGCGATGCGGCTTGCCTATAACGGGCATCGTCACAGAGAGAACGGTCAGGGCAGTAACACCGACAAACCTGATAAAGCGATGGAGGCATGATGGAACTGTGGCTGACGGTGAACGGTAAACGCACCTGTGCCAGCGCACCGATGGATCCGCTGACCCGTGCCGTGGTGATTTCCCTGTTCACCTGGCGGCGGGCTGAACCTGATGACAATGCCGACGTCCCGATGGGATGGTGGGGGGATACCTGGCCTGCGGTACAGAATGACCGTTACGGCTCCCGACTGTGGCTGCTTCAGCGCAGCAAACTGACCAATCAGCTGGTGCAGACGGTAAGGGGGTATATCCGCGAATGCCTGCAATGGATGATTGATGACGGCGTGGTGTCCCGTATTGATCTGGATATCCGCCGCACCGGGATTAATGAACTGGGTAACAGTATCACTCTCTGGCGTCGTGACGGACCGGTAATGATTTCTTTTGATGATCTGTGGAGTGCGATAACGCATGGCGGACAGTGAATTTCAGCGCCCGACGCTGGCAGAAAATATCAGTATGCTCCGTAACGATTTATTCGCCAGGCTGGACGTCAGCGACACGCTCCGGCGCATGGATGAAGACGTGCGGGCAAAGGTGTATGCGGCGGCGCTGCATACGGTTTACGGTTACATCGATTATCTGGCAATGAACATGCTGCCTGACCTGTGCGATGAGTCCTGGCTGGCGCGACATGCTGCGATGAAACGGTGTCCGCGCAAGGGAGCCACGGCTGCCAGTGGGTATATGCGCTGGGAAGGTGTCAGCGATGGCCTGAAGGTGACCGCCGGGAGTGTTATTCAGCGCGATGACCTGGTGCAGTACACGACAACTGACGATGCAACCAGCTCCGGTGGTGTCCTGCGCGTGCCGATCGCCTGCTCAAGTGCAGGTGCGGTCGGTAACGCTGACGACGGTACGGCATTAATCCTGGTCACGCCGGTGAATGGTCTGCCGTCTTCCGGTGTGGCTGACACCCTGACAGGCGGATTTGATACTGAAGAGCTGGAAACGTGGCGCGCCCGCGTCATTGAGCGGTATTACTGGACGCCGCAGGGCGGGGCTGACGGGGACTATGTTGTCTGGGCTAAAGAAGTGCCCGGCATTACCCGCGCATGGACATACCGTCACTGGATGGGAACGGGAACTGTCGGTGTGATGATTGCCAGCAGTGACCTGATTAATCCCATTCCGGAAGAATCAACGGAAACGGCGGCAAGACAACATATCGAGCCACTGGCCCCGGTGGCAGGCTCTGATTTGTATGTGTTCAGGCCGGTGGCACATACGGTGGATTTTCATATCCGCGTGACGCCGGACACACCGGAAATACGGGCTGCCATCACCGCGGAGTTGCGTTCGTTCCTGCTGCGTGATGGTTATCCGCAGGGAGAACTGAAGGTATCGCGTATCAGTGAGGCGATTTCCGGTGCGAACGGGGAATACAGCCATCAGTTGCTTGCACCGACAGACAATATCTCCATTGCAAAAAATGAACTGGCGGTTCTGGGGACGATTTCATGGACGTGACAAACGATGATTACATCCGTCTGTTGTCGGCACTGTTGCCCCCGGTCCGGCGTGGTCAGCCAGCGATCCGGCGATTGCCGGTGCGGCATCGTCATTAACCCGTGTTCATCAGCGTGCGGATGCCCTGATGCGGGAGCTGGATCCGCGCACCACCACTGAACTGATAAACCGCTGGGAGCGTCTGTGCGGCCTGCCGGATGAATGTATTCCGGCAGGGACGCAGACCCTTCGCCAGCGTCAGCAACGGCTGGATGCGAAGGTTAATCTGGCGGGCGGCATCAATGAGGATTTTTACCTTGCACAGCTTGCTGCCCTGGGCAGACCAGACGCCACCATCACGCGATACGACAAAAGCACGTTCACCTGCTCATCTGCCTGTACTGACGCGGTGAATGCGCCGGAATGGCGGTATTACTGGCAGGTCAACATGCCAGCCGCCACCAACACCACCTGGATGACATGTGGCGATCCCTGTGATTCCGCACTGCGTATCTGGGGGGACACCATTGTCGAGTGCGTGCTTAACAAACTCTGTCCGTCTCATACCTACGTAATTTTTAAATATCCGGAGTAATCCATGCATCGCATAGACACGAAAACCGCGCAGAAGGATAAGTTCGGCGCGGGTAAGAACGGTTTTACCCGTGGTAACCCCCAGACCGGCACGCCTGCCACCGATCTGGATGATGACTACTTTGACATGTTGCAGGAAGAGCTTTGCAGCGTGGTGGAGGCATCCGGTGCCAGTCTGGAGAAGGGGCGGCACGACCAGTTACTTACCGCACTTCGCGCGCTGCTGTTAAGCCGCAAGAATCCGTTTGGCGATATCAAATCGGATGGCACTGTGCAAACGGCTCTCGAAAACCTTGGTTTGGGAGAAGGCTCTGCATTACCGGTTGGTGTGCCTGTTCCGTGGCCTTCAGCCACTCCGCCAACGGGGTGGCTAAAATGTAACGGAGCAGTATTTTCTTCTGAAAAGTACCCAAATCTGGCAAAGGCTTACCCAACATTAAAATTACCAGATTTACGCGGTGAATTTATTCGTGGCTGGGATGATGGGCGCGGGATTGACTCTGGTCGTAACTTATTATCTGCACAGAATGATGCAATTCAGAATATTGTTGGTTCTTTTGGGCGTACCAGCTTTTTAGAGACGTACTTAGTTCAGGGCCATTTAGTCAACATGGGCAAGTATTATCTACAGGTCTAAAGGAAGCCGAAATTATTGAGGGTTATGGCGCTTATAACTGGACATTCGACGCATCTCGCTCAGTTCGCACAGCATCTGAAACCCGCTCCCGTAACATCGCCTTTAATTATATTGTGAGGGCTGCATGATAAGTAAAGCTGTATTAAATAATGAACTCATCGCCACAAAGGCCGGAGACATTACCGTTTATAATTATGATGGTGAAACACGGGAATATATTTCCACATCAACTGAATATCTTGCTGTGGGTGTCGGTATCCCGGCATGTTCCTGTTTAGATGCTCCTGGCTCATATAAAGCTGGTTATGCAATTTGCCGTTCTGCAGATTTTAACTCATGGGAATATGTGCCAGACCATCGCGGTGAAATCGTCTATAGCACCGAAACAGGAGAATCAAAAGAAATCACAGTTCCGGGTGATTACCCTGAAAATACAACCACTATCGCCCCGTTAACGTCATACGATAAATGGGATGGTGAGAAATGGGTGACCGATACTGAGGCACAGCATAACGCCGCAGTAGACGCGGCAGAAGTACGGCGCCAGTCACTGATTGATGCTGCTATGGCTTCCATTAGTCTGATTCAGCTGAAATTGCAGGCCGGGCGGAAGCTGACGCAGGCAGAAACAACCCGGCTTAACGCTGTGCTGGATTACATTGACGCGGTGACTGCAACAGATACCAGCACTGCGCCGGATGTCATCTGGCCTGAACTACCGGAGGCGTAGGCCATTCAATATCTGGAGCACTGGAGGTATCAACCAGTTCCAGTGCGTCCAGATAATCCAGCCATAAATTATATTGTTCCAGCTCGTAACCTTTCAGACGACCAATAGCAGCTTTGCCAGGCCACTGATGGGTATTGATGTAGGTATTGACTTCTGAAACCAAAGATATCTTTTTCATTTCAGCCGCCAGCATCTCATCCTCTTTTGAAGGCGGCGGGAATTAATCCATATTGGCCGTCCTGAACTGTCAGCGCCAATTTCTTTCCCTTCTGGATGCAGCCCAAGAAATTGCTCATATGTTTCTCTGGTAATTTCAATAACATCATCAGGAAGCGTTCCCGCATCCTCATATTCTGGAAACAATTCTTGCAGATAAAAACTTTTACTTGCGGGTGAAAAGAATACTGAGTTCATTCTTACCGTCCAATGATTAACGCTGAGACGCTGGTATCTGAAGGAAAGGCTGCATTCAGTGGTTTGTCGACTTTGAACACAATCGTATTATTCCCCCTAACAGCGGCAAAAGAACAAACCGCCGTCGCGTATGAACCTGTAATATTACTGGATACACCACCATAAGCTGTTGTTGATACCAGAGGGATAACGCCCAGCACCTTATTAGGAAATACAAAGGGCAATGTGGCTGTGGCAATATAAGACTTATTAGAACCTGTAATGGCATAAGCATTATCAGTCATTCCATTCATCGCCACTGGACCGCTTATACTTACAGTAACCATCTGAATGATTAGCCCGTCAGGTTGACGAATCACAAAATTTCCATTGCCACCAGTAACCGTCCAGAAAGACATATCAGGGATTTGGTTTCCCCGTTGCCCACATTCGTTTTGCCGCTTCTCCCAAACCAACGTTTATGAAAATGCAGAAATAACGAGCAAATGGCATCATTCCTGCTTTTGTCAGGGGGATCTACCATGCTTATTGGCTATGTACGCGTATCAACAAATGACCAGAACACAGATCTACAACGTAATGCGCTGAACTGTGCAGGATGCGAGCTGATTTTTGAAGACAAGATAAGCGGTACAAAGTCCGACAGACCAGGACTGAAAAAGCTGCTCAGGACATTATCGGCAGGTGACACGCTGGTAGTCTGGAAACTGGACCGACTGGGGCGCAGTATGCGGCATCTTGTCGTGCTGGTGGAGGAGTTGCGCGAACGAGGCATCAACTTTCGTAGTCTGACGGATTCAATTGATACCAGTACCCCAATGGGGCGCTTTTTCTTTCATGTGATGGGTGCCCTGGCTGAAATGGAGCGTGAACTGATTGTTGAACGAACAAAAGCTGGACTGGAAGCTGCTCGCGCACAGGGACGAATTGGTGGACGTCGTCCCAAACTTACACCAGAACAATGGGCGCAGGCCGGACGATTAATTGCAGCAGGAATTCCTCGCCAGAAGGTAGCGATCATCTATGATGTTGGTGTATCGACACTGTATAAGAAGTTTCCGGCCGGAGATAAATGAAACCGTAGCACGTCGTATGCAAGATCGTGCTGCGGTTTATGCTTACCACTTGAAGATTCAAAAATTAGGTGAGTAACGAACTGGAGACATAGCTCCTTTTTTTCTTAATTCATCTGGTATTTTTTTCCCAAGATAAAGGTTTGCTATTTCAGGTGGAGCTTCTCGACCTTCAAAACCATAGCGAGAGCTTTGTGTTGCCTCAAAGTCAGGGTCTTCGTCCCAGTATTTCATCGTAGGAAAATGTTCACGCGTTGATTTTAGCCATTTATCAGCAATGAAAACTCCTCGAACGATCCCCCTTACAGTAGCAAGAATGACTTCTGCTTTACTGGCGCGCGAGACATTAATGCGCCAGCTAAATCGAACCGCATCATAAAGCTCTGAATCTTTTGCACTTCTGTTAACGGAAATCATTAATGCTTTATGATGAAATGTTATGGTTTCGGGTTGATATGTTGCTATCAACTCTTTGACATGCGCGGCGCCGAATTCATTGCTGCCAGCACCATTCATGATATTCGTTAACCCAGGGTAGGCATCAATAAGTGCTGCTTCAACTTCGTACGCCGTCTTTTCATCAGTCATTCCATGTCGATGGATGACATGGATAACTTCAAGTCCCGCTAATCTTATTTCTCTGATTTGCTTTAGCTTGTTGCTCAGTAAGTCGTCATCATCAGCCGCTGCCACTTCACCGCGCATATGGGCAAATACGCGGTTACCTTTGCCTTTCCCTACATAGAAGGTGCTTCCGTCCCTAGGATCAATCAATCGGTATACATACCAGCCAAGGTGTTCAATTACTCCAGAAGGAAACTCAGTAATATCCATTTTGCAATATCTGTGAATTATTTGTGAGACGTATATTAATGAACATTGCAAGGGCTCACAACTAGTAGTGTTGAGAAAGCCATCGGGAAAATGAGGCTAACCCTTTGAATTTACATAGCGCAAAAAGATACCTTTCCTCATAATGTGAGCTAATTTTATGTTTCGTTTGATGATCGGGTCGGTCTCGAAAACCGGAGTAGGGGCAACTCTACCGGGGGTTCAAATCCCCCTCTCTCCGCCACTTTATCAATGACTTATCTCCCGACTTCCCGTCTTGCTTTTCCTAAACAGAACAATCGTAGAATATTCTTGAAGGGTTAGATCGTCACTGTTTTCTGTTCGATACTGTGACATTCAGCACTTGATTCGCTATGGATCTGACAGGAAGGTTTTGAGCGAAAATCTGCAGTTATTCAGTCGTTTTCTTATCGGTCACCATTATTCTTTTAGACATTGATCCTACAAAGCTGCCGCAAAGTTGGTGGTGGGAACTGAAGTTGCGTAGAGAAGGGGTCAATACCCGGAGGCAAACATGGGCTGGCAAAAGTGTAGCGGTATTAGGCGCAGCTATTTAGCCTAGTTATGTTTTATGAAAACTTGATATCATATAAGTGTCTTACTTATTGGCTGTAAATAAGTTTTTCCTAAGGAATTGTTTCTTGAGTATCATTTGTAACTGTAACGGAATTTATAATCCTTTGCTTTATTGTTACGGTATTTTTTATCACACCCTATTTTTAGTGGTTTTTTATACTGAAGTTTGGCAAAGTGAACTTTATATACATATACTTCATCCTGGTTTCAGTTAAATTGGGTGGGTGATATGGCAACTACATGTTCAGTTATATTGATTTTGGAGTCCTTTGATGTTTATTTCGGAAAAGAGAGTGTGTTTCTGGAGAGAGGTTCATCTGTACTTGTCGACTCTAGCTCTAGAGATTTTTTCCTGACATATCCTGAAAGAGTGATAGTGGCGGATTTTGGCGCTGAGTTTATTAGTCGCTATTTGAAAGCTAATAACTTAAGGGATATTTCTGATTGTAGGGAATATCCATCTTATTTAAAAATAAACTTTGCTGACTTCAGTTTAATTAAAGGATTAATTAGTTGGGCTAATCACTGTGCTGAATACATAGAAATTTTTGATGAGTCTATTGCTTTTACATGTCTCTCTGCATTTTCTTCTGAAAAACAATTTGGAGTATTTCTGTTTGGATGTTTGAAAAGCACAGGGGCTAAAGTTAAAACGATTATTCATACGGATTTATCTGCACCATGGCGTCTTAAGGATATATCATCAAGATTATATCTCAGCGAAAGTTTACTAAAGAGGAAATTGAAAGAAGAGGGGTATCATTCAGTAAGATCATACTTGATGAGAGGATGCAAATGGCTGAATATTTACTCAGCACTCGTTGTTATCCTATTAGTAAAGTAGCTAAGGTCTGTGGTTATGCCAGTGTCTCATACTTTACTTATGTATTTAGACGTTATTTTGGTGTTTCTCCAAGTCAATACTCTCAGAGGAGTTCAGAAAGTAAAATTCTTACTCACCAGGGAATCTGATCATTGTTCTTGCCCCCTTATTTCCAGACAGGGGGTGTATCTTAAGTTAACGTTACCCGCTGACGTCGATATTCTCGCGGAGAGCGATAACCCAACGCACTGTGCGGATGGTTTTCATTGTAATGTTCGATCGCCACTGCAAGATTATGCAATGCCGTTCTTACATTCGGTTTCGGCATGAACGCGATGTAGTCTTCCTTCATCGTTTTCACGAACCTTTCTGCAATTCCATTACTCTGAGGACTGCTGATTACCCATGAGGAGTACAATTAAACGGGTTAATCAGTTTCTCCATTTGAAAGAAAAAAGACTTCTGTACTGTTTGATATCACCGCTATTTTCTTATTTTCTGTGCAGGTCGTAGTGGGACAAAACTGAGACACATAAGGCCTCACAATGGCTTGCAAGGCTTTACATGTTTTGATGTGGTGGGACGTGTGAGCGCAGTGTTGATGGGGTAATGCTTTGAATTAGAAGCGGATTCTTATAATTCGTAATGCGAAGGTCGTAGGTTCGACTCCTATTATCGGCACCATTTAAATCAATAAATTACCTCACATTTAAGTAAACCACGTTCACCTCTGTGCCGTATTTGTGCCATTGCGACTTATAATCGCATCGATTTTGCTCGCGTGCTCGGTGAGATGCCCGGCTGAAAGGTGGGCGTATCTTTGAACCATTTCGAGAGTTTCCCATCCTCCCATCTCTTTAAGTGCAAGAAGAGAGACACCGGACTGAACCAGCCAGCTTGCCCAGGTATGCCTCAGGTCATGGAAGCGGAAGTTGCTAATGCCCGCCCGCTTTAACGCTCCCTTCCATGCCTTGTTGCTGTCGGTTCTCATCTTCCTTACCGCTGCTGTTTTTGTTCCGTCGCTTCGGTAGGCAGGTCTGGTGTGGACAAATACCCATCTCTTATGGAGCCCCTGCTGTTTTCTTAATATCTGGCATGCGGTTTCGTTAAGAGGAACTCCGATCGCATTGCCAGCTTTTGTTTCATCAGGGTGCATCCATGCCATTTTCTTATCCAGATCGACCTGTGACCACTCAAGGTCTGTAACGTTGGAACGGCGAAGGCCTGTCGTGATTGCAAACATGACCACAGGGAAGAAATGAGGAGCAATTTCTGCAAACAGGTGCTTCGATTCCTCCTCTGTAAGCCATCTGATTCGTCCATTCTTAACGCGTGGTGTTGATATTTTGGGCGCCCTGTCAAGCCATCCCCATTCAACAGCTATATTGAGAATAGCGCGAAGTATTGCCAGATGCCGCGTCTTCGTTCCTTTGCTTGCCAGCTTTGGTTTATACTCCGGCACTGGCTTGCCAAGCCGCAAACACCTGTCCCGGCTCATCTCCCAGTTCAGGCGATGGCGGCGGTTTTCCATCCCGTCTACCGCCTCCATTATTTTTTCTGTTGTTATGTTAGAGAGAATGGTTTCTCTGAAGTGCAACATCCAGAACGATATAATGCTCTTGTCATCATCAATGGACTTCTTATCCGATTTCTCACGCAGCCACCGTATGCAGGCTTCCTTGAATAGCTTTTTCGGTGATTCCCCGAGATTTTTTACTCTCCACGCTTCTGCTTTCAGACGATCGTGAAATTCTTGCGCTTGCCTTTTGTCCGATATTTTAAGTGAGCGTCTAACTCTTGATCCATCTGGCGCGACGAAATCGCAGTGCCACGTGCCACCGCGTAGTTTGATTGACATGCTTTAACCTCCTGCACATCAACCGCATTCACCGCGCTATTGTGTCTTACAGACTTAAGCGCCGCAATGCAGTCTGACTTGCAAATGCGATATGGGCTTTTAGGTTTATCTGGATTTATCTTTGCGGCCTGAAGTCGTCCACTTCGTATCCACTGCGTGATAGTGTCTTTGTCTATGTAGTGGCACACTGAATTTGGCCACCTGAACAGAGGTGATATGCTCACCTCAGAACAACACAGGTGCTCCAATGAAAAAAAGAAATTTCAGCGCAGAGTTTAAACGCGAATCCGCTCAACTGGTTGTTGACCAGAACTACACGGTGGCAGATGCCGCCAAAGCTATGGATATCGGCCTTTCCACAATGACAAGATGGGTCAAACAACTGCGTGATGAGCGTCAGGGCAAAACACCAAAAGCCTCTCCGATAACACCAGAACAAATCGAAATACGTGAGCTGAGGAAAAAGCTACAACGCATTGAAATGGAGAATGAAATATTAAAAAAGGCTACCGCGCTCTTGATGTCAGACTCCCTGAACAGTTCTCGATAATCGGGAAACTCAGAGCGCATTATCCTGTGGTCACACTCTGCCATGTGTTCGGGGTTCATCGCAGCAGCTACAGATACTGGAAAAACCGTCCTGAAAAACCAGACGGCAGACGGGCTGTATTACGCAGTCAGGTACTTGAGTTGCATAACATCAGCCATGGTTCTGCCGGGGCAAGAAGCATCGCCACAATGGCAACCCTGATAGGCTTCAGAATGGGGCGCTGGCTTGCCGGCAGGCTCATGAAAGAACTGGGACTGGTCAGTTGCCAGCAGCCTGCGCACCGTTATAAACGAGGTGGTCGTGAACATGTCACTATCCCGAATCACCTTGGGCGGCAGTTCGCAGTGACAGAGCCAAATCAGGTATGGTGCGGCGACGTGACGTACATCTGGACGGGGAAACGTTGGGCATACCTTGCCGTTGTTCTCGACCTGTTTGCAAGGAAACCGGTAGGTTGGGCAATGTCGTTCTCTCCGGACAGCAGACTGACCATCAAAGCGCTGAAAATGGCCTGGGAAATCCGCAGTAAACCAGCCGGGGTAATGTTCCACAGCGATCAGGGCAGCCACTATACAAGCAGGCAGTTCCGGCAGTTACTGTGGCGTTACCAGATCAAACAGAGTCTGAGTCGACGAGGAAATTGCTGGGATAACAGCCCGATGGAGCGCTTCTTCAGGAGTCTGAAAAACGAGTGGATACCGGTGACGGGTTACATGAACTTCAGCGATGCTGCCCATGAAATAACGGACTATATCGTTGGGTATTACAACGCGCTCAGGCCGCACGAATATAACGGTGGGTTGCCACCAAATGAATCGGAAAACCGATACTGGAAAAACTCTAAAGCGGTGGCCAGTTTTTGTTGACCACTACAAACTCGCCGTAGCGAGTTCAGATAAAAGAAATCCCCGCGAGGGCGGGGATGTTAAGTCGGTGGGGGTACAGTATGGATATCGAAAATTATTGCGCGATTTTCATTACTCCCCTGGGAAAACATTATCTGGCAAGCATACGTTGTTGATGCTGTTTCACAACACGTAAACGTAAGCTGTCATAGGCCCAATTGTAGAACATGGTATATGGTAGAAAGAAAAGGAAGAATCCTATCTCTAGTGTAAAAGCCTGTAACAGACTGACGCTCAGAATCCAGGACACCATAATGACGCCGATCGCGATAAATCCACTTTCAAAGCCCAAAGCATGGAATGCACGAACTTTTGCAGTTCGTTTTACCTGATGAGCAGGCCAGTAGCGATCAAATAGCATGTTATAGATGATATTCCAGATCATTGCAGTTGAAGCCAACAAGATAGTCATCCCGCCCATTTCGAGTATAGTTCGCTGCATTAACCATGCTGTGGTGGGGGCCAGAATCGCAGTGGCAATTCCTTCAAAGCAAATAGCGTGAAAAATACGCTCAAGTAACGATCTGCGTTGAATCGCATTATGTTGCATAACTTACCTTTCTTACAGTTTCGACCGCGTTATGGAGTTGTGAGATTTTTATCGATTTATGTGATATATAAAAGATAGATACCATCGAAAAAATTGATAGATTATGCGTTACTCACTTGAAGCGTTAAGTACATTTGTTGAAGCGGTTTCCTGTGGCTCCTTTTCTGCTGCGGCACGAAGATTACGCAAAAGTCAGTCCGCAGTCAGTACGTCAATTGCCAATCTTGAGGTCGATCTTGGTATATCATTATTCGATCGCTCTTCGCGAGAACCTGTGCTGACAGAGGAAGGAAAGAAAGTATTGAGTTACGTTCATGCGATTTTGTCAGCCAGTGAACGTCTTGAGGAGGTGGCGGTTTCGCTTGCCGGAGAGACTGAAGCTCGTCTGACGTTTGTGCTTTCCGATACCCTACACCCTGACTTATTAGAAGACATCATGGTGCAGTTTGATAGTCAGTTTCCACATACTGAGTTAGAGGTTTTAATTGGTGAGGATGTCGATGTCATCGATCTTTTGCAAAAAGAACGAGCGCAGATCGGCTTAATTGAGTCTCGGGAACACTACCCCACCGATATTGGCTCAACCCGTTTACCGATGCAAGCGTGGATGGGCATTTATGTTTCGGCGTCACATCCACTGTCTGCAGAAAAAACAATCCAGCGGGAACAACTTCATTCATGGCGAGAACTTCGTCTTAATACTTATATCGATAACCGGGAGATGATTGCCCGTGGACCGGTTTGGTCTGCACCTAACTATTTGTTGTTACTCAGTATGGCCGTACAGGGATTTGGCTGGTGCTCTCTGCCCTGTGCTCTGGTTGAGGAGTTTGCAACAGAAAAACCGCTGGTTCAGCTCGACGTACCTGGCTGGCCAAAGGCAATTTCTATCGATCTGCTTTGGAATAAAAAATCGCCACCAGGCGCGGCTGGAAATTGGCTTAAGCATCATTTACAGCATATCAATGCCCCAAATAGTCGAACTTAGATTAGTTAAAATATGGAATCCTGAAATAATCTATGTTGATATGTGGAGCCATCTTCCAGGCTCCCACCTAAATCATGTTAGCAGTTCCATTTTTTTGATGATTTCCGCATGAGCATCATCGTTATCCCCAGCGACAAATTGAATACAAAACCAGTGCTACCGCCATTGCAATTCCTACCGTTGCGAATGCTTCAGGCCAGCTCATTGATTCACCTCCTGCGGCGGTTCTGGTAGTGGCATCCAATTGATTACATCGCATTCAGGGATGCTGATATCATCACCAAGCCACCCTTGACCTTCAGACCAGCATTGCGCGTAATACCCGTATTCTGTGTTCACTACGCACCACTGCGCGTCGTTCGGCATTCGCTCACTACAGCTTATCCAACTATCCGGAGTTACCGGAAGCGAGAACGGCAGCACATCTCTGTGAACAAGTTTTTGCTGTGACAGGTTATCCAGAACTTTCTGTACTGCTGCATCACCGAATACACCAAGCGCATCTGCCATAACTCCTACAACCTGATAAGCCTCAGCGCATACCGTGGATAAACCATCCGGAATTACCGGAGAGTTGCCGGGTTCTTTAATGTGCAAGCGAGGCTCACCATCTTTTGGCTCAGGCCACTGGCGCTCCATGTTGATCTTCAATTTATCTTCCATAGCAACGTTAATTTCAGCATCGCTGATGCCAGCACGGCGTTGTGCATCCCACAACAGAAACTGCATATCAGCCCACTCGCTAAGATCGTCTGGTTCGGCTGCGGCTTCCAGTGCCTCTTTTGAGAGGTGTTTCAGTGGACCAATGGGGCCAACGCAGCCAAATGTGGAGTCAGACCATTTGGCATGCTCGTGGCGAATCTGTTCGCGTTCCAGTGATGCCAGTGCAATTCGTGCCAGTTCCATTTGTTCGCCACGAGTAAGCCCGTTTTCAAGCGGATTTTTAATGAACAATTCAATACGTTCTTTGGTAATAGTGGTCATGTGTTAATCCTCAAAACTTTATGCCCGGGCGCAAAAGTACGTGTTTTGTCTTTGCTTATTCGCCACCCATCTTTACGGGCCTCTTTTGCACAACCAGACCATGACGTACCGATATACTCACCGAAGTCTGGCACTGGATATACACCTTCCGTACACTGGCGACAATCACAATAGAGATGCATGGTATAACTTGCGGCAATAGCCATATCAGTCTCCTTTGATGCGAATACCAGCAGCGCGGATAGATTTCCATTGTTCCCACATGCGGTTGAAGTCTGTTCCTGATAAGGTCGCGTTACGGTATCCAGTTTCGGTGCGCAATCCTTCAAGCGTCGATTTGGAAATACAAATTGAATGCATTACCCATGATTCAAACAAATCACGCTCCCGAGCTTCGCAACTTTGTTTACTCATCTCTTCAATGCATTGTTTAGCTTCTAAATCAGCAATTCTGTCAACCACGGCATCGACAGCATCTGAAAAGCCGAACCAGTTGCTCCACTCCGGCCTGTTACCGGTTGCTGCAAAGTACATATCATCTAAAGCAGACTCAGCATGGTCACGCTCGTTAATGAGTTGCTCTTCGCTTTTCTCCAGTTCTGCAATACGCTTGTTTTGGGATTCCCGTTCATCCAGCAGCGCCAGCACAATCGATGGTGTTACCAGCTCATGGAAAAGGTCCGCATCAAATCCCCAGTCGTCATGCATTGCCTGCTCTGCCGCTTCACGCAGTGCCTGAGAGTTAATTTCGCTCACTTCGAACCTCTCTGTTTACTGATAAGCTCCAGATCTTCCTGGCAACTTGCACAAGTCCGACAACCCTGAACGGCCAGACGTCTTCGTTCATCTATCGGATCGCCACACTCACAACAATGAGTGGCAGATATAGCCTGGTGGTTCAGGCGGCGCATTTTTATTGCTGTGTTGCGCTGTAATTCTTCAATTTCTGATGCTGAATCAATGATGTCTGCCATCTTTCATTAATCCCTGAATTGTTGGTTAATACGCTTGAGGGTGAATGCGAATAATAAAAAAGGAGCCTGTAGCTCCATGATGATTTTGTTTTTCATGCTCACCGTTCCTTAAAGACGCCGTTTAACATGCCGATCGCCAGGCTTAAATGAGTCGGTGTGAATCCCATCAGCGTTACCGTTTCGCGGTGCTTCTTCAGTACGCTACGGCAAATGTCATCGACGTTTTTATCCGGAAACTGCTGTCTGGCTTTTTTGATTTCATAATTAGCCAGATGGGCAATGCTGCGAAGGGCGTTTTCTTGCTGAGGTGTCATTGAACAAGTCCCATGTCGGCAAGCATAAGCACACAGAATATGAAGACCGCTGCCAGAAAAATGCATTCAGTGGTTGTCATACCTGGTCTCTCTCATCTGCTTCTGCTTTCGCCACCATCATTTCCAGCTTTTGTGAAAGGGATGCGGCTAACGTATGAAATTCTTCGTCTGTTTCTACTGGTATTGGCACAAACCTGACTCCAATTTGAGCGAGGCTATGTGCCATCTCGATACTCGTTCTTAACTCAACGGGAGATGCTTTGTGCATACAGCTCCCCGTTTATTATTTATCTCCTCAGCCAGCCGCTGTGCTTTCAGGGGATTTCGGATAACAGAAAGGCCGGGAAATACCCAGCCTCGCTTTGTAACGGAGTAGACGAAAGTGATCGCGCCTACCCGGATATTATCGTGAGGATGCTTCATCGCCATTGCTCCCCAAATACAAAACCAATTTCAGCCAGTGCCTCGTCCATTTTTTCGATGAACTCCGGCACCATCTCGTCAAAACTCGCCATGTACTTTTCATCCCGCTCAACCACGACATAATGCAGTCCTTCACGCTTCATACGCGGGTCATAGTTGGCAAAGTACCAGGCATCTTTTCGCGTCACCCACATGCTGTACTGCACCTGGGCCATGTAAGCCGACTTTATGGCCTCGAAACCACCGAGCCGGAACTTCATGAAATCCCGGGAGGTAAACGGGCATTTCAGCTCAAGGCCATTGCCGTCACTGCATAAACCATCGGGAGAGCAGGCGGTGCGCATACTTTCGTCGCGATAGATGATCGGGGATTCAGTAACATTCACGCCGGAAGTGAATTCAAACAGAGTTCTGGCGTCGTTCTCGTACTGTTTTCCCCAGGCCAGCGCCTTAGCATTAACTTCCGGAGCCACACCGGTGCAAACCTCAGCCAGCAGGGTGTGGAAGTAGGACATTTTCATGTCAGGCCACTTCTTTCCTGATCGGGGCTTTGCTATCACGTTATGAACTTCTGAAGCGGTGATGACGCCGAGCCGTAATTTGTGCCATGCATCATCCCCCTGTTCGACAGCTCTCACGTCGATCCCGGTACGCTGCAGGATAATGTCCGGTGTCATGCTGCCACCTTCTGCTCAGTGGCTTTCTGTTTCAGGAATCCAAGAGCTTTCACTGCTTCGGCCTGTGTCAGTTCTGACGATGCGCGAATGTCGCGGCGAAATATCTGGGAACAGAGCGGCAATAAGTCGTCATCCCATGTTTTATCCAGGGCGATCAGCAGAGTGTTAATCTCCTGCATGGTTTCATCGTTAACCGGAGTGATGTCGCGTTCCGGCTGACGTTCCGCAGTGTATGCAGTATTTTCGACAATGCGCTCGGCTTCATCCTTGTCATAGATACCAGCAAATCCGAAGGCCAGACGGGCACACTGAATCATGGCTTTATGCCGCAACATTCGTTTGGGATGCGACTGCCACGGTCCGGTGATTTCTCTGCCTTCGCGGGTTTTGAATGGTTCGCGGCGGCATTCATCCATCCATTCGGTAACGCAGATCGGATGATTACGGTCCTTGCGGTAAATCCGGCATGTACAGGATTCATTGTCCTGCTCAAAGTCCATGCCATCAAACTGCTGGTTTTCATTGATGATGCGGGACCAGCCATCAACGCCCACCACCGGAACGATGCCGTTCTGCTTATCAGGGAAGGCGTAAATTTCTTTCGTCCACGGATTAAGGCCGTACTGGTTGGCGACGATCAACAATGCGATGAACTGCGCATCGCTGGCATCACCTTTAAATGCCGTCTGGCGAAGAGTGGTGATCAGTTCCTGTGGGTCGACAGAATCCATGCCGACACGTTCAGCCAGCTTCCCTGCCAGCGTTGCGAGTGCAGTACTCATTCGTTTTATACCTCTGAATCAATATCAACCTGGTGGTGAGCAATGGTTTCAACCATGTACCGGATGTGTTCTGCCATGCGCTCCTGAAACTCAACATCGTCATCAAACGCACGGGTAATGGCTTTTTTGCTGGCCCCGTGACGTTGCAAATGATCGATGCATAGCGATTCAAACAGGTGCTGGGGCAGGCCTTTTTCCATGTCGTCTGCCAGTTCTGCCTCTTTCTCTTCACGGGCGATCTGCTGGTAGTGACGCGCCCAGCTCTGAGCCTCAAGACGATCCTGAATGTAATAAGCGTTCATGGCTGAACTCCTGAAAATGGCTGTGAAAATATCGCCCGCGAAATGCCGGGCTGATTAGGAAAACAGGAAAGGAGATTAGTGATTCAGGCCGTTACCGCGTCCGTCGAGAAAAACTTCCACGAGCAAATCACGGGTATAAGTGCGTTCGATGCCGCGATGCAGATATACTGGCAACTTTCCCGGCGAGCCTGGCTAACCGGGACCAGAACGAACTGAACGAAATCCGCCGCCAGTGGGTTCTGGCTTTCCGGGAAAACGGGATCACCACAATGGAACAGGTGAGCGCCGGAGTGCGTGTCGCCCGTCGGCAGAATCGACCATTCCTGCCATCACCCGGGCAGTTTGTTGCCTGGTGCCGGGAAGAAGCATCCGTTACCGCCGGACTGCCAAACGCCAGCGAGCTGGTTGATATGGTTTACGAGTATTGCCGGAAGCGCGGGCTGTATCTGGATGCAGAGTCTTATCCGTGGAAATCAAACGCGCACTACTGGCTGGTTACCAACCTGTATCAGAACATGCGGGCCAATGCGTTGACTGACGCGGAATTACGGCGCAAGGCTGCCGATGAACTGTCCTGTATGACCGCACGAATTAACCGTGGTGAGGCTATACCTGAACCAGTAAAACAACTTCCTGTCATGGGCGGTAGACCTCTAAATCGTGCACAGGCTCTGGCGAAGATCGCAGAAATCAAAGCTAAGTTCGGGCTGAAAGGAGCGATGAAATAGAGCTAAAGTATTAGCTTAAAAATAAAGTATACCTAGCGAATATAATCTAGGACTAGTTGTAACGCCCGAAATGATTGATTGCGTGAGCAACAAAATTTTTCTTCCATTGTTGTGAAATCATTTAGCCATAAAGTTTATGCAGAGATTTTATTTTATTTTTGAGTTGATTTTTTTGTAACGAGCTGTATATTTCGCGCCTCTTGTCATACCAGTTATTTTTTTCATTATATTCATAACGTTGATTGAACTATGACCACTGTGAATAAAAAGTTAAAAAACTGCATCTGGCGCGATTACATGGTCGGTAATTGTTACCCAGATATTATCTCCAGTTTCTCTTTCTTTGATCCCAGCAAACAGTTTTGCATCATCTGGTAATAAAGATGTTACGCAAACTTATGCCAGCGATGAGCATGCAAATAAAGTGGCCTCATTTGCAGCAAGTGCAGGTCAGAGCCTAGCAAATAATAATGCAAGTAGTTTTGCTGTAAATACTTTATCAACTCAGGCGACAAAAGAGGTCGTCGACTGGTTGCAACAATATGGCAATGCGCGCATCAAGCTTAATGTCGATGATTCTTTTTCCTTGAAGGATTCATCATTCGACTTTTTATATCCATGGCTGGATACTCAGGATTATGTGCTATTCAGTCAGACATCACTACATCGTACTGATGACCGAAATCAGACCAATATTGGTTTGGGGATTCGTCATTTCACTCCTGATAACGCAATGTTGGGTGCGAATGTTTTCTATGATTACGATTTAAGTCGCAGTCACTCTCGTGCAGGTTTTGGGGTTGAGTACTGGAGAGATTATTTCAGGCTTGGTGTAAATACCTATTTTGGTTTGTCTGACTGGAAGAACAGTCGGGATATTGATGATTATCTGGAAAGACCCGCAAATGGCTGGGATTTTTCTGCTGAAGGATGGCTACCTGCTTATCCGCAATTAGGGGCATCCATTCAGTTTGAAAAATATTATGGTAAAAATGTCGGGTTATTTGGAAGCGATAATCTTCAGGAAAACCCTTACGCAGTTACTGGGGGAATTTCTTATACACCAGTTCCTCTGATTAAGTTTTCTGCACAGCATAAGCAAGGACAGAGCAACGTTCACGATACAACCTTTGGTGTTGAGTTTAATTATCGCCCGGGCGTTTCCCTTGCTGAACAGCTTAGCAGTGACAATGTTGCTGTTATGCGAGAAGTCCAGAACCGGCGTTATGATTTTGTTGAACGAAATAACAACATTGTTCTGGAGTACAAGAAGAAGCATGCACTGAAAATCAGCTTACCAGAGTCTGTTCAGGGGAGGGGGAATCAATCATCCCTGTAACACTGACAATCAACAATGCTAGTGGTGGTATCAAGTCTGTACAGTGGAATGATAGTGCATTCACTGCGGCTGGCGGTAAGATCAGTGGAAATGGCACATCATGGCAGATCACTTTACCGGCTTATAAAAGCGGAGATGTAAATTCGTGGAATGTTGGAGCCACAGTCCAGGATAACAGAGGCAATGTTTCCAACTATGCCGTTATGAATATCAGCGTTAATAATAGTGGTGTCTCGACAGCGGATTCATCTTTTACACTGGATGGAGATTCGTCGCCGACGATCTCTGCTGATAGCCAATCCACTTATCCGATAGTATTAAGCCTGAAAGATAGTAACGGTAAGGCATTAACCGGACTGGCTGATGACATTGAAATGTCAGTGGAATTTACAGCAGATAGCAATAGTGCTCGACAGCGTGAAACGGTAACTGCTCCGTCATTAGGCGCGGTAGAGGAAATCTCTGCTGGGGTATATCACTCTGTTCTGACTGCTGGTTCGCAGGCTGGTACGGTACGTGTAACTGCAAAAGTTCAGGGAAAAACATTTACTCTCAGTATTAAGCAAACAGCAGCAACAGAACCTGATTCTGAGGTCAGTGCTGTTTTAACCGCTGCACCAGCAGAACAGGTAGTTGGTTACAATATCAATCTACAACTGGCAGTGAAGGATTCACAAGGAAATGCAATCACTGGTGATAACACTCTGAGCTTTTATGCTCTTAACCAGGCAGAAGGAGTCGAGTTTGGGACTGTAACGGAAAAAGACGGTGTCTATAGCGCGACAGTAACTTCAAAACGAGCTGGTAAGATTACTATCGGTGTTAAATCTGATAGTCATGATTTCTCAGGTGTTAAGAAAGAAATCACCTTTATTGAGGACCGGCAGCAGGTTACATTCTCTCAGTTTGAAGCCAGCCAAAATAATGCATTGGCTGATGGAAAACAGAGAAATATGGTAACTGTAAGCCTTGCGGACCGTTTCGGCAATGTTGTTCCTGGTTATGCTGTCACATTGTCTTTACCAGCAGGGATAACTCAAGTTGGTGGTGAACATGCTGTTTCAACTGACGAAAATGGTAATGCTATTTTTGCGTTAATAAGCTCCACTCCGGGGTCTTACGTGATTACAGCTCATGCTGGTTCTCAGATGTCTACTGAGTTAACAGTGACCTTTGCATCAAATATGACCGGAGCTTCACTGTCACTGACGCCTGAAAGCAGTAGTTTAATTTCCAATATTCCTGCTAATGGTAAGGATGCAGCGGTATTAGATGTGCAGCTGACAAATACGAATGCGTCGGTCAATGGGCAAAAGATTCAGCTCATCACCTCATCTGAAGGATTATCTGTACCAACAAATATCGTGACTGATTCAACAGGGCATGTTTCTGTTCCGCTTACAACGGTGAAAGCTGGTGAGTACACGGTGACTGCACGGGTGACTGACGGTTCCCATAGCGTGGAATCTGGCAGCGTTAAGTTAACTTTTGTGCCCGATGTTGCTTCTGCAGAACTTACTATGAGTGTATCAAAACAGGAGATTGTGGCCGATGGCAGTGAAAACGCAACAGTAAACATTCAGTTGGTTGATGCGAATAACAATGCGTTTACAGGCGAGGTGGATTTAACGATTACACCATCGACGGGAGCATCATTGACCAGTAGTAATCTGCAACTGGATGCTCATGGACAGGCAACAACGCAGTTCACTGCAACGAAATCAGGCCAGTACACAATTCAGGCCGAGTATGTTCTGGATGGGAAACGCATAACCGCAAGCCAGAATATTGATGCCGTGACGGATGTGAAGGGGGCTGTGTTGGAGATCACATCATCTGCATCTTCGGCTGTAGTGAGCGATACCAACAATCTGGTATTTACGTTACTGTTGAAAAGTAAGTCAGGCGAAGCATTAAGTGGTCGAGCATTGAATGTTAAGACATCTGGGCCGTCTAAATATGGTGCGTTGGTGGTTGATAAAACCACAGTAACGACTGATAAGAACGGTCAGGCTACGGTAAGCGTACATGGTCGAACGGTTGGTTCGTATAAATTAACGGCGACCTTAAACGAACTTGGCAGTGATGTTAGCGCGGTGAAATCATTCTCCCTGTACGCTGATGAGGCAAATGGAGTATTGACTCTAACAAAAGATCCTGGTTATGAGACAAACGATGGCTCTCCAGTAGGTATTTATGCTCGATTTGTCGATCATTTTGGAAACCCATTATCTGGTACGGTTGAGTTTTCTGCTGGTAGTGAAGATAGTCCAGACTCTCAACGGGTCAAAATGGAGCCTGCTACAGTAACGTTACACTGGACAGGTAATGCAGCTTCGGAATTCAGCACCTATGAAAGTGGTTATCACTGGATTAAGGCCAAAATAACGAATAGCAAAAATACATATGAGAAAACAATAAGGACTTATGTTGTAAAACTACCTGAAAAGGATAGTTAACAAAATTGAATGGGGAGGGCTTAGCCCTCCCTCTTTTTACAGGTTAGCGTTTGGGTTTTGTTGTTGGGGAGCTGTTTTTATAGGCGCTCCCAGGTTTTTAGTAAACCACTCAACGACTCTGTTTATAATAATTGGCTGATACCATGTCTTATCGCCATGCTCGGCCCCTTCTACCAGCACGTACTCAGCGTTATCGCCGTTCGTCTTCAACATCCTGAATAGTTTGGCGCTTTGCTCCGGTGAAACCAGAGTATCTTTGCTACCATGCATAATAAGAAATGGGGGTTTTACTCCTTTCATATGTCCGATTGGACTGGCGTTTAGCGCTTTTTCTTTTGACGCTGTGATGGGGGCTCCCGCAAAATTTCTGAATGCAGTGCCATTGATCATTAAGGCTTCGGTTACGGCAGGAGAGCGATGAACCTCCTGCACTGATTCAGGGAACCCCTCGCCAATATTCAACAAGTCAGAAATCCCATAAAGTGTGGCAACTGCCTGAACATCTGCTGATTGCTGAAGAAAGTCACCTTTATCAAAGGTTTTGTCACCATTTGTAGTTCCCATCATCTGGGCAAGCCATCCACCGGCAGAGTCACCCAGAACTCCGATTCTTTGAGGATCAATCCCATAATCGCTGGCATGTTCTCTCAGGTAACGTATTGCAGCTTTCCCATCCTCAACTGGTGCTGGAAATGTATCAGGAATTGTTCTGTATTCTACAGCGGCCACAACAAAACCAGCTTCTGCCAGAGCCATTCTCATTTCAATAAATTTGTCATGTTCAGAAGACATGAATCCGCCGCCGGGATAATAAATAATGGCTGGTTTTAAATCATTTGTTCGCGGGACAAGAACTGACATGTGAAGCTGTCTGACAGAACGAGTTCCTTTTATCTGGGAATAAACAACATCACCAATGAGATCGACCTGGTTTCTGGTCGATGAAACACTAATGATATCTGCACCCGGGGTGTAACCAGGAAGATTAGTCTGGACAGGTGTTGCACAACTCCCGACCGACATGGCCATTGACATACCATACAATAGTGTTGCAGATGATAATATCTTGTTAATTTTCATGTTTTACATGCCTTGACTTATCGGATGAAATTCTCTTACTGAATTTAACGGCAGTTTAATAGCCGTACAACTCGTGGTAGCCAGGGAAATATCCCAGTCGTGGTTAAGGTTGTACTTGACGGCTATTATTTCAACAATGCTTAAAGTGAGAGCTTAAGGTTATGCGTATGTTTTACAGTCCGAGTAGATTCTGACCAATAGCTTCTTTGTATAATTCTGTCAGAAATAAATCTTGGCTTGCATGAAGTTTGAGACCTTATCTTGTTTGATTATGAATAATCAATTCGCCATAATTGTATCACCGGAGCCTGAACAACTCCGGTGACTTCTGCGCTAAACGGGGACGTTTATGTGCACACACAATCCAAACTCTCTTCTCCCTTCACAGATGCAGAAATGCACCTGCGTTTTTTTGCATCCAGCGTCTGACCTCTGTGGAGGTGAAGCGTGAACCTACCACAAGATGGCATCAAACTGCATCGCGGTAACTTCATCGCTATCGGCCAGCAGATCCAGCCTTATCTGGAGAACGGAAAATGCTTTCGCATGGTGCTTAAACCGTGGCGTGAGAAACGCAGTCTTTCCCAGAATGCACTCAGCCACATGTGGTACAGCGAAATCAGTGAATACCTCATCAGCAGGGGGAAATCGTTCGCTACCGCAGCATGGGTAAAAGATGCTCTCAAACACACATACCTCGGTTATGAAACCAAGGACCTGGTTGATGTCGTAACCGGCGAAATCACTACTATCCAGTCGTTACGCCATACCTCCGATCTCGATACCGGAGAGATGTATGTCTTCCTGTGTAAGGTTGAAGCCTGGGCGGTGAATATTGGCTGCCACCTGACTATTCCGCAGAGCTGCGAGTTCCAGCTGCTGCGCGACAAGCTGGAGGCGTAATGGCTACACCGCTTATTCGTGTCATGAACGGACACATCTACAGAGTACCAAATCGTCGTAAGCGTAAACCTGAGCTGAAGCCATCCGAAATACCAACACTGCTCGGATATACCGCCAGCCTGGTTGATAAAAAATGGTTGCGACTGGCAGCAAGGAGGAATCATGGCTGATTTGAGAAAAGCCGCGCGTGGTCGGGAATGCCAGGTAAGAATCTCTGGCATATGTAATGGCAACTCTGAAACGTCTGTACTGGCACATATCCGGCTGGCTGGATTGTGCGGCACCGGTACCAAACCGCCAGACCTGATTGCCACCATTGCATGTTCTGCCTGTCACGACGAGATCGACCGTCGCACGCATTTTGTTGACGCTGAGTACGCAAAAGAATGCGCGCTGGAAGGTATGGCGAGAACGCAGGTTATCTGGCTGAAAGAGGGGGTAATCAAGGCGTGAATACTTACCACATCACACTACCCTGGCCGCTAAGCAATAACCGCTACTACCGGCATAATCGCGGGCGCACGCACATCAGCGCAGAAGGGCTGTAGTGGCACAGTAAGTTTGGCCACCTGATTAAAGGTGATATTCTCACCTCAACACAAAACAGGTGACTTAATGAACAAGAAAACCAAACGTACTTTCACCCCCGAGTTCAGACTGGAATGTGCGCAACTGATTGTTGATAAGGGCTACTCATATCGACAAGCCAGTGAATCGATGAATGTCGGCTCTACCACTCTTGAGAGCTGGGTACGTCAGCTCAGACGAGAGCGCCAGGGGATTGCCCCCTCTGCCACACCGATTACTCCAGACCAGCAATGTATCCGCGAGCTGGAAAAGCAGGTTCGCCGCCTGGAGGAACAAAATACGATATTAAAAAAGGCTACTGCACTCTTGATGTCCGACTCGCTGAACGGTTCACGATAG